CTCGCGGTCGCGCATCGCCTCCTGCTCTTCAGTCGAGCGGAATGGGCCGCCGGAACCTTCGGACGCCGCGGGCTTCTTTGGCGCGTTCGGATCGGGGCTGACGAGATCCGCATCGCCGGGTGACTCCTGCGCCTTTTGCGCGGTTTGTTCGGTTTTCGATTTACCGCCCATCTTCAGCAGGTGCGGGCCCATGAGCTGCAGCAGGTCCTTGCCGCCCTTCGGAGCCTCGCCGGTGAGCAACTGAAGGTACTGGTTTTTCTTCTCGGGCGCAACCTTGTCGTCGGGCATGCCCAGCATCGAGGCGTAGGCGTTGAGCTTTGCCACGCGCTCATCGCGCTTCTTGGTCAGTTCGGCGTCGATCAGATTCGTTAAGAGTCCCATTTACCCGTAATCCGACAATAAGCGCGCCAACCCACTGAGAGCAAATCCATCCTGGGATGATACCCGCGAATTCGTGGGACCCTCTTTGGGAACCGCGAAACGTAAGCAAAGAAGTCCGTACCTGAGACCCAATGATCCCTCATTTGCCCCGCGTCTTCCGGTAGCGCTTTGCCTGTTTCTTTGTGAGAACCTGCTCGCCCTTCTTGAGTCGCGCTGGCCCTGTCCTGCGAACGCGCCCGCCCTTGTGGTATGAGTCCTGCACGTCGCCCGAGGTTTGATCGCTGGGCTTGGTCTCCTGCTTGCGTTTCTTCTTCAAAGACTTGAGGAGTTGCCCTCCGAGCCCCGAATCATCACCCCCGCCCGCCATGCTCGTGAGCAATCCCATGGGCCTCCTAGATCAAAGCGGAAATTAGCGTGTCGGTCAACTGGTACTCCATCTGCTGCTGCTGAATGTTCTGGCCGCGCTGCTGCAAGGCCCCGGCGAACGATTGGAACAACTGATCGTTGCCCAGTTGCGATTCGGACAAGCCCAACTGTCCGATCTGCCCGGCGATCCCCGCGCTCTCTTTCGCGGCCTGCGGGCGCAACTTCTGGAGCAAGCTAGCCACGTCGCCGGCCTCCGCAAACTCAGAATTGGCGACCGCTTCGTTCGTGCCACCAGACCGCGGCGAAGACGCGGCCATGCTCCGGCGCCGCGCACGGTACTGCGAGAGGATGTCCGATTTCTCTGGCGCGATCGCAGATTCCATCTGAGATTTGTTGCCGCTCAGGATGTCGTTCCAGTAGCTGAGCGCCGGCCCGTAGTCTTGGATGCCCTGCTGGTATGCGTCCTGGCCGAGCCCGAACGTCGCTTGGCCGCCCTTTGACAAGACTCCGGTGAGCGACTGGAGGAAATTTGTCATAGAATTTCCGCCGGTGCCGGGAGGGGCTTGAATCGTGCCCGACAGTGGGTTTCCGTAGGAGGCCATAATTTACGACCAGAACTGCAAGTTCATCACCGGAGTCCCGCTGACCGCTTGAACCCACATGAGAGAGATGTCAACGTTGTCCATCGGAGCCCGCGAGGTATCGGACTGGCCCACGAGCGAGATGCCCTTCTGGACTACTCCATTGAGCGTATTCCCCAAGTTTCCATTTCCCAAACGGACTGTAAGGCCAGGGCTGGTCTCGGGGTCCACCTGCCATTGAATCTCACGCCAGATTTTAGCCAGCGTCCCTACAGGTCGGCCAAGCATCGTCTCGATAACGGTGCTGAGGAGTTGGGGAGTCGTGGTGACTTGGATGCTGACCGCAAGATACGACGATCTAAACGGAGTGTTGAAAACCGGGTTCTGCGTCTGCATGCGCCTTATTTTACACCTTTTACATGAAGACGACCGCGCCGACGATGGCTTGGACCAGCCAAACACCGTTGAATGCCATGAGCGTCAAGCCAGCTCCGGCGTGCGGCGGGAAGGTCGCAACGCTGTTGCCAGCCGCACCGGCGAGCAAGAGGTTTGCGGTTGTAATCGTGTGAGAAAAATTGCCACTGGAGGATACGCGGAGAAACGCTCCATTGGCCGTCTGAGGCGCGACTAGGGTAGCGGCGAACACTCCAGCCTTGGCGATTACGAACGTGCCGCCGATGGGGTTGAGTGGGCCATCGGTGAACAGAATGGTGACTGGCGCGCCAGTGTTCTGGTTGTTTTGCTGGTTCTGCGAGGCGAGCACCGATGCGACGGCTTGGTTGGCGATAGCTCTCGACTGTGCCGGAGTCACCGCGCCCGCCTTGACCGCTGCGATCGCCGTGTCCTGGTTGGACAGCGATTTAAATATCCCGTCCAGGCGCCGGATGACGTCGGGGTGCAGCCCCGGTTGCCCTAGGAATGTGCGGCTACCGAGCGATGCGGGCATGCTTCAGGCTACCGTATCGGCGTGGACTGGCCCAGCGTCAGCCCGGTTGGCCCGCAGTTGGCGACCGAGAACGAGCACATCGCCGTCGCGGTGTTCGCCGCCGAGTCGGTGACCTGTGCGGTGTACGGGTAATTTCCGTTGGACGTGGGGATGCCTGATATGACGCCTGTACTGGTGTTCAAGGCGAGGCCGGGAGGCAGCGAACCGGCGATTATTGCGAAGGTGTACGGTGGCTGGCCTCCGGTGGCGATCAGAGCGCTGGAGTACGGCGTACCCACAGCGGACGTGCTGGAGGGACAAGCAAGCATGAGCGGCGGTGGTGAAACAATGATCGAGCACGTGGTCTGCTGCGTTGCTCCCAGCGAATCGGTTACCTGCCCGGTGTAGGAATAGATTGAGAATGCAGTTGGCGTTCCGCTGACGAGTCCGGTACTGGTGTTGAGAGTTAGCCCCGGTGGGAGTGCGCCAGCGATGATGGCAAAGGTGTACGGAGGTGTCCCGCCCGTCGCGGTGAAAGATGAACTGTAGGGCACGCCCACCTGAGCGGTGCCAGTCGGGCAGGTGAGCGAGAGCGGTTCGGTTCCCGGCTCGAAGTACCACATCGTGAGCGATTGGTACTTGAGGCTCGGTGGCAGACTGGGCGTCGGACTCTCGTAGTTTGCGACGAAGGTTGCCGACCCGCTACCGGACCCCGAGAGCGTCCACGAAACCACGTCGCCCACCACGAACGAGATCGCGCTGATATCCACGGTGACCGTGTCGCCCATTCCGGTTGTATGCGGTATTGTGATCGTCGCGACCTGTGTCCCATTCAAGAACAGATTTGCAGTCAGGTCATTCGACAACGTTGTATCGACGGTACCGGTTAACGTGGTCCCTGTGCCCGCGTGCTGAATAATCGAGTTATCTGGCGGGAGGATAAAGTCCGGAGTGCCCGCCAGCGTGACAGAAGTTGTGATCGCTACTGCGTAGGGGTCTGGACTACCGGCGACCGCGAGGGGTGCAAGTATATTTGCAGTCATCAGACCGAACTTCGTCGCCGAGATCGCCTGAGGAAAGGGGCTCAGGAAGAAGGTCGGGCCTGGGGGCTGCATGATCACGGTGGGTGTGCTCCACCCATTGCTACCCGCCGTGGTGTGCGACTCGCAGAGCAAACCCTGGACGGTGGTTGAATTTCCTCCGTTGTTTACGCAGAAGATCATGTACAGCGTAGATCCGATCTGGACCGCTGCTGCGGGGAAGTAGTAGCCGGTGATGAAGAACCCGACCGGGAGTTGACAGCCGATCTGATAACCAGCCGCCGTCAACGCGCTGGTATCGATCACCTCATCCGTCCATGTCGGATTGTCGGCTTGCATGCCCCGCTGGACGTGTAGGAGTCCATCGGTCAGATCTAAGTAGGGCAAGATGATCTGGCTGAAGGCGTCGAACATCGACGGCATGCCGACGTACTGCTGCTGAGTGGGAAAATAACCTGCGTTTGTTACCAATGTCTGGAGCGTGTTGACCGTATTTGGCTTGTCTACCGAGACGTGATCGAGCGTCGTGCTTCCATCGAAATAGAAGGCATGAACTCGGTCGGTTGTAGTTTCACGCAGCGCCCACAGTGGAAACGGGTCGCCCCCAGCATTGTTCAAAGTGAACGGAGTGCCCCAGGAACCGGGCGCGGTCCAGATCGATGCCTTTCCTACACCGTAGATGAACAGGAGCGAGCCGTCCATCCAAGGAACCAGTTGTGGGGTACGGGAATTGCCACCTGCGTCGGTCGGCCCCGCGTAATCGTCCGTCAGGAACGTGTCCGATCCAGTCTGAAATCGATACATTCCCCACGTGTTGCTGGGCGATATATCGGTGTCGAAAAGTACGATGTAAATGATGCTTCCGACGAGCGCAACAGCCGGCAGGTTCGTTGCCGAATAGTCCGAACTGTTGACGATCTGTGTCCAAGTCACGCCGGAATCGGCAGACTTCCAGATCATCAGATTACCGGTGTCTTCATCGACCCCGACCTCGGCTTGTGCGATGAAATAGCGCAGTGTTGTGTTGGGGACCGCTACAAAGAACCCGTCGTCGGCGTAAGTCTCGAACCATTCCGGGTTCGGGACCGGATGCGGCGTGAAGACGTAGCCGCTCACAGAACGCTCCGCACGAAGATGCCAATGATGCCGCGCCGGCCAAGCGGGGTGGAGACGAGTTTGCTTTCCACGAACCCGCCGTCCAAGAATTCACGCCAGCGAGCTTCTGGCGCCGGTTTCATGATCGAGTCAGCAGGGATCGCTTCCAGCGCGACGAGCATGCACTCCTGGAGTTCCGCGAGGGTCGGAGCCGAGATATCGATATCGAGCATGTAAAATCCGGTCGCGTCGTGCAGCACGTGTGCGATCTTCAGTTTCTTGCGTTGACGTGTGGCGAGGCTCGCAAGGGTGTCTTTAACGAACTGCTCGTCGGCCTGCATGTTATTCCGAGAACGGCGCAGCAATCCGATACGCCGATTCTCTCCACCCTTTCACGTGCAGATCGCAGGCGAACAGGCCGAAGTCTAGACCGCTACCCTGCAAAGACCACTCGTACAGCATTCCCTTGTTCGCCGGGAGCCGGACGTATTGCCGATACGGTCCTTGCGGGATGTTCAGCAGAACGGTGATTGTACCGGGAAATTCCGCGTTGATGACAAGGTTCGCTGTGAGCGCCGCCTTCGAGACGGTGTTGAGAATTACCTCGCGAACGTGGCCGTATCCGTCAAACAGAAGCGTCGTCGGGTTGGAAACGAAATCCCCGGCGAGCATCGGATTCTGGAGATAACCGAGATCAAACTCGATGACTTGCTGGACGCCGGTCCACGTGAGATCCACAGCGAAATCGAGATACAGTTTCGTCGCGTCGTAAGCGGCGGCAATTGGCAGGATGATCGGCGTGCCCGCCGTGCCGGTCACGGCAGACGTGTAGTCGGAAACCGTCCACGAGTTCGCGTAGACCGTCAGTTGCACCGTGCCGACCAATTCCAGCGCAAGATCGATTACCTGCTTGAGTGACCGCAGATCGCCGTAGTTCTGCGAACCGAGTCGCGCCTGGCAAGTGATCGGCCCCCCGGTGTCGGCCGACGCCGTCGAGAATTGCTCAAGGGTGCCATCCGCGCAACCGCACAGCACCAGGCTGCTGTTCTCCGCTTCGTCCTGGTAGTGCAGCATGACGGCAGGCGTGTAGCAGTCAAACCACCATCCCGGCTTGGTCGTGTCGAATGCGAGCGTCTTCTGGTTGCCGCCCGAATCCTCGAAGTCGAAATAGAGCCAGCCGTTTTTGCAGTAGCCCAGCCGCGGCATGACGTTGAGCATCGGCGGGAGGTAGCCGTTCACCGCTTGTCCGGGAATGCCCTCGTGCGGCAGGTATGGATAGAGATCGGCGGAACTGATCGGAGTTGCGGGGCCGAGTTCCGTAACGGCGATCCCATTGCGCGTCCAGAAGAATATGCCCGGTCCAGTCGTGAAGGCCCACGGCGCAAGCAATCCGCAGCCGACGCCGGTCGTGGTAAACGCGTAGGGGTTGCCGACTTGGCCGCTCGTGGTTCCGATGAAGAACTGTTCGGCAGTCATCGCGACAACGTACCCGTTCCAAACGCAGATTCCTAAGATCGGTTCGGCGCTGCTCGTGAGATCCACGAAGTTGGATGTCGCCGCGGTGTCCGGATTCGTTCGGTTGGCGAAATAGACCCGGCCTGGATTCACCGGGTCGCCGGCCGCGAAGATAGATTCGTCAAACGGACCAGCCTCAAACGGGAGTGGGTTGCCGAACGTCGTCGGGCTCCAAATCTGGAGGCTCACGCCGTTCGCTGTGTCGATATTGTCCTCGACCTGAAACGTGTTGGTGCCCGGCAAGCCGCGGATCACGGTCTCCTGGCCGTTAATGAGAACGTTGGTTCCTTGGCAGAGATTCGTGGGGATTGTCACCGACGTCGCAAAAACCGTGGTGCCTACCACGGAACACGTTCCGATGATCGGGGGTTGCTGGACCGGCCAAGGCTGGTTGTCGCCTGGGATGATCTGGTCGCCCAACTCCGCATCTTGGAAATTGTCCACGTAGGTAGCAAACCCGCCCGCCGTGTTGTTCGCCACGCTTGCCAAATACTGAGGGGTCCCATTGATGCTAGCGCCAACCCGCGCGAAATCGATCGTGTCCACTTGCGGGTCAGTGCTGTATGCCGCCCCGGTGATTCCGATGCCCTGCCGCTCGGCGAAGATTCCCCCGCGTGTTAGTGGGCTCCACGTGCTCTGCGCGCCGGTGATCGTAGAGCGATAGCGGTAGCAGTACTTGATCGGATTCTCGGGATTGATGGCTTGCGGCGCGTTCGGCCCATAGGTCCCGCCACACCACCACGAGTCGATCGAGATGTTGATGGTATCGGTGCAGACAATCTGAATCTGAATCGCCTTGACGTTGTAAAGCCCAACCGTCTGATCGTTGCCGACTCGAGTCAGCGCCGAGAGCGGGACGAAAATCTCCGACCACTGCGATGCGCCAGTGACGAGCTGCGCGTTAATCTGCGCATTCAACTGCGAGATGGTGTTCTGGAGGGCAGCGGCTTCCACGTAGTTTCCCGCCGCCGCGTACTCTTCTGCTTGCGCGTAGAGCGCCTGCAGCTGCGCCTGGGTGCCTGTAGCCTGCAAAGCGGTGGATCCGGCAGTCACGACCGCCGCCGCGCCGCTCGATGCCTGCTGCAGAACGTTCGCCGTGATGTCTGCGTAGTAAAAATTATGGGTGAAGTCGTTTGTCGTGTTGTCGACGTCGAGCAGAATGCGCACGTCCGAAAGGTTGTCGAGGTTGTCGAACAGCAAACTGATGTGCATCCAATCATCTGTTGTGAGCGGGCGCCCGTTGATCTGCGAGAGATCGCGCACCATGCCGAGCGGGAGGGTCAGCGTTCCCAGCCCGACCGTGACGGTAGACGTGAGACAATTTCCGAGCACGGCGGCGCCGACCGAGTGGTTCACCGTCAGATACATGCGCGCGCAGTTGTAAAATGTCACGCCCTCGCCAGCCGCGTGCGTTCCGACCGTGACGCATCGAAGGCTCACCGTGTTGTCCTCGCCGATTGCTACCGACAAGATCCGAACGTTCTCGGAGCCTAGCTGGAGGAAGGTATCGCGCGAAAGGTTCTCGGTGGAACTGGCGAGCGTGAAACAACACGCTCCGCTGGCCCCGGTGTCGTATTGGATCGCCGCAATCGTCGTAGTTGAATCCGAACTCTGCGCAATCATGTCGGAGACCTTCGACAGTTCGTTTTCAATGTAAATGCTTGCGCCCTTCGTCAGCCAAGTCGTCGACGGGGTCTCGAAGGCCACGCACGCCCAGCCGGTGGACCCCACGTCGTACAGAATCGCCGCAACCGTCGTGCCCGCAGGAACGCGATCGACTGCCGTGGGAGCGCCCGCCGTGCCACCCGCGCCCCAGCCAGGAGCGCTGTCAAACTCGTTTACAGATGTGTAGAGCGGCTGAATTAGATTCGCGTCCGGTGGGCCGGGCGGCGGCACTATCCCCACGTTGAACTTTGCCCCGTCCGATGCGCGAAACTTCCGATAGCGCGCGCTGTCAGCCACGTAGAGGAACGGCTGGACGGCTTGCGACGGCTGGTAGGCCGCGAAGCTCAGGGGATTGCCGCTGTAGCCGGTGTCCACAAGCGCGGTGTCCATCCACAAATTGGCAACCGCTCCAGTGAATCGTCGCGTGACGCCAGACGCCGAGAATGTCTTTATGCTGTGAATCGGATTGACTGCTCCGACTGGCGTGATGAATGGCGCGATTGCGGGTCGCGTGCCGAGGGTTCCCTGTTGGGTCGGGCGCACGTTGGTCGCGATGCCGAGTTGATCGGGAGGGATCGCGTCTACTGCCGCGTTGAGATTCACGCCCTTGAATGCCAGGCGCTGTTTTTGCTTATTGTAGTTTGGCACCCGAGTACCATACTAAACTAAGCGGGGTACCGCTCCCAGCAGGTTCAACGCGGTCGGTGAGTTCACCTGAGCTTATTCCAATCAGCTATTGCAACTGCCAGCCTTTTGTTCGCCAACCCATGCACTCACAACCGAATGGTTGACTACTCGCTATGCCCGTCTTCCGCGCTTCCCTTACATCACTGGGCCTACGGTACCCCTTCGCGTGTGGGATATCGAAAAGACAGGATAACACAGGTCACGCTTCAACCGGCTCGCTTTCGTACGGGACTTCCGCTTTTTCCTCTTCCACCACGCCGCGCAACGCGTTCCAGTTGATCGACTGGGAACGTTCCCGATCCGCGTACTCTTCGGCCACGGTCAAGAACTCGTTGTACAGCGGGACGGTAGCCTCGAACTCTTCGCCCTGGAGTTTCAGGCAGGCTAGGTGCTGTCCGTTATCGAGGATCGCCGTGACGATATCCCCGGCCAGATCGAACGTCGCCGTCCGGGATGCCACGCTCGCCGGGGAGTTGACGACGCAATCGAGCGGAATATTGCTCGCTGCGCTTGGGGCCGGCGAGAGCACCACGAGGTTCCGGCCTGCCACGGCCACAACGTTGGGTTGACCGGGAGTCACGTTGCGCCAGCCGGCCTGCCAGTGGTCTAGCGCGAACAGCGTGCTCGGGAGGTACTGGATGCCAGCCGGGTACGCGTTCATGACGCAGGGCCACGACTTCAGCACGGTCAAGGCATCTCGGAATCGCTTCTGGGCGTACATCGCGCGCCGATAGTCTCGCGACTGGGCGTCCTGGTTGAGCATGCTGGCGAGAATCCCCCACGGCAGGGCGTACGCAGAATCGTCCGGGATGTTGATAAGTTGCGGAGTACCGGTGAAAGTGTATGGATTGCAGGCAGTTATCAAAAGCCCGACCTGTCCCGGATTGCTCGGAGGAGGGATCAACTGGACTTGGAACGGACGGGTGACAGCCACGCTATACGCCTGGGGATCGGTCGCGGGCGTGCCAGCCCACTGGTAGGACCATCCGTACGCCCCCAGTTCATCCGTTCGGTTCAGCAGGTTCCACGCGGAACTTATCGCGTCGAACCACTCGGCTCGGTGGATCTGGATCACGCCCGACGAAAGCACAATTCGGCTGGCCGGCGGAGTAGGGCCCGGAGCGTTCCCAGCGTACTGGGTGACGACGAGGCGCGTCTCCCCGAGCATTTCCTCCCGGCGCTGGTCAAACGCTGCTGTAGCGGCTCCCTGCGTGAACTGGAGGGTGTTTATGAAGTTCGGCTGGGTGCCGTCGTACTCCAGCAAGTGGTAACCGACCTGCGCCAGGATGTCCGTGTCGTTGACCGTGTAGGGGATGGCACCGAGTGCGTGCAGGTCGTAAAAAGGGGTGTTCGCCGCGGCGGGCAGCGTGATCTTGTTCCGCCAGTAGTCGGTGAGCACCTGAAACTCGCGGATCGCCTGCCTGACGTAGAGGTCAAGTTCGGCAGTGACCCAGAAGTCCTGGCCGGCGAGGTTGGCACCGAGGCGCTGGGCAAGCAGTGTTGTCAGGCTAGAGATGCTGACAGTGACGGCAGGCGGCCCGGGCATTGATCCATTCTACTGGTTGCCGACCTTATCACCGTACATCCATTTGAAGGTAGTACGGTTGAGAGCGTCCAAGTGAGGCCACTGCTCATTTATCTGAGCGATGTGGGCGGCCTCCCATTCGAGCCTGAACTCCTCGTCCTGCCTGATGATTTCGACCAACAAATCCATTACTTCTGCGCCCTCTTTCGCTTACCTTCCTTGCGCCGCGCGCTCATCATGATCGCGACCGCCTGGGATCTTTTCTTTACCTTTGGACCGCGCTTTGACCCACTTCGCAGCGTGCCGTGCTTGTACTCGTGCATCACGCGCGAGGCTGGCATAAGTATGGACTAGTTAAGCCGTTCTTATGCTCGTGCCAGTCGGGAAGGTGCCCTTCTGCGGCTGCGATCCGCCCAACTCTTCCGTGATCTGCATAGCCAGGGGATCACCGTTTCCGGCGCTGCTCGGCGGCGCTCCCAGCGCGACCGTTTCTTTCATGCCGCCCTTGTCACCCGGGTGCGATCCGCCCTTGCCTGGGTCCGCGTACGGCCGGGAAACCATCGGCGAATTAAGGCTTCCGCCGGCACCATTTCCTGAACTTTCTGGTCGCCAACTCATGTGATCTCCTTTACTGTCTCGGACGGGCTGCGCGGCTTTCGGAGTGGCCTTCTCGATCTTGATGGCGAGCGCGTCAACCCGCTGGGTTGTCTCGTCAACGGCCTTCTGATCGGACGGCGCGGCGGCGGCTTCGTAGGCGTTGAATTTCTCTTCGAGGTTCGCTAGCGACGATCTCAGTTTTGAAAGGTCGGACATGAAATTCTCCTGTTCTGAATGCTACCACTATTTGACGGGAGCCCCGAACACTTGCCACCCGAGGATCGCCAGCAGAATGAAGATCAGAAGATTTCCCGGCAATTGTCTCAGCGGATACGGCTGGCCGGGCACGTAGTCAAACCAGAGTCCCACGATCAGCCACAGAATCATCAACACCCAAAAGAGCAGTTCACGAGACATGTTGCCTCCGGCTACAAGCCTATCACCTATCGGCCTTCGTATTTAGAATCCGGCTTTGGCCCGACGCCGCCGATAGCCTGATGATTGGTGCGGGCGAAGTAGAATCCAACGATCATGCCGAAAGCAGTGCTGAAAATTGTGGGGATCTGATCCGTCTTGCCTTTGATTTCCATGTACATTGCAGTTCCCATCGTGGAAAACACCACGAATATCGCAATGACCGCTTGAGTGTATTCCCAAATGAGATTCACCTTGCGTTGCCCAGCGGTTGTGATGTCCTGCTGGTGAGTGGTGGTCGGCGGCAACGGAGACTGCCCGGACGGTTCCAGCGGATCGGGCACGGCGTTTACTTGCCGGCCTCCGGTGGCTTCGCGACGGCCTTCGTAATCGTGTCCTGATTATTGGACGTGTTCACGCTGCGATCCTTCTGTCCTATGAACCACTGCGCGTTGGATAGCAGCCAGCGCGCGTACACGTTTTTAGGCACCGGGGCCGTATTGACCAGGTTCGCCAATAGACCAAATCCCGCTCCCGTCGTAAAGAACGTGATCGCCAGGTGAACCACATTCCAGTCGCCACCGAGGTGCGCTGTCACTGTCATGGGTTGAGTCTATCACGCCGCGAAATATCACGGTATTAAGAACAGTTCGTGGGATTGCAAGAAATTGGCGTCGTACGGGCCAGAGAGGGTTGGGCCAGAATCCTCCTGAATTACCGAGGCATCAAAGATGGAATTATCTAAAAGCTTGTCGTGATTTAGCAGATCGAAGTATTCGGCGTCGACGGCCTTGCGTTGGTTCATGTGGTAGGCCTTGACCTTCACGTCCACGTTCGGCTGGTTCGCACAAAGCTCGTGAGCGTAGTGGCGCGCGCGGGCCATAATCGTCTGGTCGGTGATCTGCTGAGGTAGCAGCGAAGTCAGCGTCACGGAATCCCCATTCGTTTGATACTCGCAGACGTAGCCCAGTTGCTGCACAGGATGCGGCCACAGTTCATATCTCGGTCTCGCTTGGGTATCACCTGGGAGCGTCACGTAATCGTGAGTCGCGATGCAAATCGGAAACTCATACGCTGTGCGTTGAGGATCAACGCGATCCAATTCCTTCTGTGTCCTGAAAAGATTTCGGTATCGTATACGATATGCGTTAATCGGGTCCAGAGCCGACAGCCAGCGGCGGAAGTCGATTGACAACGCCGGGATGTAAGGTTGGTAAATCATGTAGCTGCCGCCCGCAGCGCTCTCTTCGGTGTATGCGCGATCCAGCGTTGCCGTACCGAGTCCCGTCGACGGTGAGTTGAATACCCAACCCACAACGTTATACAGGGGGCCTCCAGTGACTCTGAACTGGCGCAACGTGAGCGGCATCTCGGGCGGCGTGGTTGTCGCGACCGCATTCAAGAGCGGAGCGGCTGTCGCGTCAAACACGACCGTGTTCTGGAGGAACGTGACGGCCACAGTGCCGGTAGTGATCGGCGACGGAGTGAAGAACACGCCCTCTTTTTTCAGGAAGCTCCACTCGCGCGACTTGCGGATGTCCTGGTAGGCGCGCTGCACGAGCGTGTTGCAGGCGAGTGGGTCGATCTGGGGGAACCAGACTTTTGTCTCGGCTGCGAACTGTTGAAGCGTGCTCATAAAGCCGAAGGGCTGCGCCCACGGAAGGAAGCGCAGCCCCAATTCACCCTGAGTACAGATTCCAGCGTATCACGCCGTCCGGGACTTGATCAGCAGGAGCACGAACTCGGCTGACAGGTTAGTGGTCGCGACAGCTTCCAGTCCGGTAGTTTGAGCCTGCCCGCCGACAGTAGCCGTTTTCAGTGCTCGCCACTCGAGCGTCCACTTCGTTGTTGACACGCGAATAGGAACCACCTGGAAGTTACCGCTGTAGGTTCCTCCACCGACGATCATCAGGATTTCGTCAATGCCCAGCAGAATCGCTGGGATTGAATCGCCGCCAGTCGGAGGGTTGCCAGGCGTCACGACCGTATAGCTCGTCGGGCCCTGCCACTTGATAATCCCCTCCGGCAGGTAGGGAGCGGACAGTTTTTGAGCGTATGCGCTGATGGGCATCGGTTCTCCTTACGTGACGAAGTTGACGGGCCGCAAGAGCACGAGGTTCAACTGGTTCGTGACCGGCGCTCCGATGGCGGTCCCAATCGCAGCCTTGAGCGTGGCGTAGGTCGGGCTACCGCTCTGCGTCGGATCATCCGCAAGCCCGGTCCCGCTATCGATCACGATCATGTCGCCATCGGCGGGGGTCGCGGCGGTCAATCCATTCTTGAACAGAACGCTCGCCTTGCCGGTCACCTGGATCCAGCCGTACTGCCCCTTGGTGAGCGCGTTGATATAGACACCCGCGAATCGCCCGGTGCGGATCGCGCTGTTCGTATCGGGCGTAACGATGTACGATTCGAACGCCGCGTTAGCCTGGTCCCAGGCCCATGCCGCTGGCTGGCCCACTGCCGGCGCCGCGGTGGAGGTCAAGAACGTTTGCACGTACTGATACTCGCCACCGTAAAGCGTCCCGACCGCGCTATCGTACCGGACACCGGACGGGCTGCCGTCCACCCAGATGCGAGAGCCGAGAGCGGCGGCATACTCGGTCACCGAACCGGAAATGGTCGGCGTGCTCTGAAACGGATAAACGTCGTTGACGTCGTTGAGTGCCGGCCGCGTGGACCGATACGGGATGTTCTGAATCTGATTCGGCATTGCTGTCTCCTCGAGAGGCTACGCTTCAGCCCCTAAGCTGCGATTCCATAAAATTGCTTTTGGTGGCGGGCGCTCAGGCCCACCAGATTGACTGCCGCGTGCGTGCGCGCCACGACCTTGGTGCTGTCGGCGGCCGGGTAGAATCCCCACAGGCCGAACTGATACCGCGGGCTGGACGACAACCGGAACTGCAACTTGGTCGTGTTGAACCACGTGAACACCTCGCCGACCGTGGCGATCGCACCAGTCGCCGGCAGGTTGCTCTTGCTCGACACGCCGGCTGGTACAGTGAACGTGCTGGTAAGGTAGTTGCCGAGGATCGGATCGTTGACGCCGTAAGCGGCGCTCGGGAAGTAGTCGTCGGGGAAGATGATCGCGTCGTTCATCGCGACTCCCGAAACGCCCCAGATGGCATCCTGCTTTGTCACTAATTCGCCGCGCTGCAGGGGCTGGATCTTTTCCTTGATGAAGGCGAATGCGCGCTTGGTCGTCACGCCGAGGTCGGGCCGCTCACGACCGACCGACGCATCCCAGTAGCCTTCTTCGAGAACCGAATAAGTCAGGGCCCCGGCCGCCGAAGTGTTGCCGGTCGTCGTCGTCGAGTCACCGCAATAGCGCGGGATCGAATTGAACGTGGAGCCGATGGCGCCGTTTCGCGCCTGCCCGCCGTAGGCCGTGAAGATCGAGCCGTCCCACCCGGGCGTAATCCCGTCGTTGATCAACTCGATCCAGCCGTTAATATCGTACGGCCGGTTACCCACGATGCCGGTACCGCTCGGCTGGCCGTGCAGCGAGAGCGCGATCGCCACGTCCGCGCAGATCGAGTTCATCATGTTCGCGAGGTTAAGGTTCAGCAGCGAGAACACGGCGTTGGGCCCGACGTTCAGCACGTCGATGTTCTCCATGTACTCCGGATAAATCGACACGTAGTACTTCGGATCGAACCGAGTGCCCGCGATGGTCTGGACCTTTTCCAAGTTGAACTGCGCGCCGATCCCGTAGGAGTTGGTGATCAGCGGCGCGTAGAGGAAGGTCTGCTGCATCGTCGACCCGCCGCCGAACGTCGCAAGGCAGTGATCGCGGATGTAGGCGAGGAACGCCACGTCGTTGAAAAAATTGTCTTGAACTGTGCGAGGCCAGATCTCGTACAAAGTTGTGGCGCTGAGCTCGTCAAGTGCTGGATCGAAAGCCATAGTTTATCAACCTGCCTTTTCGCGAGGAGATTTGGAATTGTCCGCTATCTCGTCGAACTCCTCTTTGGAATATTCTCGGTGTCGCAGGACCTTCAGCCTGCCCATCATGTCGTTGCGGGACTGCACTACTTCGGCGCTGTGACCCTTCACTCCCACGCGTTTAACGGTCGCTCGGAACGCAACGACGATATCGACCTGTTCTCCCTTTGCCAGGAGATAAGGGCGACACTTCAGCAGAGCGGAGTGAAGCTTTTCACACGTGAGATACCATACCAAGGTCTTACGCCACTTGGGATTTCTGCGGTTGTTCCAACCGCGCTTTCCGATGAATCCACCGAACGTTTCGTATAGCCACAGCACGATTCTCGGGTCAGTGTTGACGATGGTCAACTGAGCAAACCAAGACTTCTTGTTTCGCTGAATGCCGACACTGCCCTCGCCGTCAATATAAGCGGCGAGCCTTGCGTAATCGATCTCTGAAGGTTCAGGACGGTTAACCATTTAATGCGTGGACTCCTTGCCACCGCCAGGACGGTATTTGCCCGCCGCGAACGCCGCTACGGCGTTGGCGATGGTTTCGGAGGCGCGCCCATTTCGATCTCTCGGACTGCTGAGTTCTTTGTGCGCGGCGGCCGCGAATACCGGACTGATCGGTATATCTGTCCGCATTCCATTGACCATCTGGCCGCTATACTTCTTTTCGAGTTCTTCCTTGGCCTTGGCCGCACCCTCGGCGCGGTACTTGTCGGCCAGCAGTTCGCCGCGCTTTGCCGTGGCGCCGAACTTGTCGTCCCAGACCTGCGTGGGCGAGCGCCGCTGCTTCACCGCGTCGTCGAGTAGCTCCTTCATCACGAGCGGCTTGTCCGGGAACAACTCCATGTGCTGCCGGACAATGTCGTGCATCTCCACTTCGAAGTTGACGTTGGTCTTGAAGAGGTCTTCGAGAGCTTCGAGTCGCTTGCCGATGGCGGAAGCGTCGGCGGTGGGTTCCTCGCGTCGGGCTGGCGGCATCACGGTTGCTTCGCCGAACAGTTCTTTCACGAGGTCCACGCCGTAAACGTCGCTCGCTGTCTTGGCCTTGGCGCGAAGCGTGGCGAGTTGCGATTCGGCTTGCTCTCGCGTGGTGAGCGCTCCCATGTACTGCTCGTTGATCGTCTTCTTGGTGGCCTCGAAGCTGTCCATCTGTTCCTGGAGAGTCTTCTTGGCAGCTTCGATCTCAGCTTTCCCAGAGTTCATCTTCCGGTCGTAATCGCTTTGTCGTAGACCTGATTCATGCCAGTCCTGAATCGTCTTGGCCGCCTTCTCGTTGGAAACGAGCTGAGTAACGACCTCCGGCGAAATTCCGGCTTCAGTCAGAGTCTTGGTCAATAATTCAAATGCCATAGTTCAAAACCTTCCTTCCCTTACGGGCTGCGGAATATCAATCGGACTGCGCCTCACCCCAGTGCTCCGGTCGGGGCTTGGCTTTCCGTTTGTGAAGAACCAACGATCTTGACCAGTACCTTCGTCAATCCCTGCTTAAGCATCAGGATGTCCTGTGCGGCGGCGGGGAATTGCTTCGCCAGTCCGTCGAGCTGTTGACCTACGGAACGAATCTGCATCCCAGCGGATTCCATCTGCTGTTTGCGAAGTTGTTCCGCATTGTTGGTCGGGGCTCCGTTCTGAACGCCCATCATGTCCGCGTAGGGAGCCATCTGAGTACCGGCAGATGGTTGGGCGTGATCAGAAGACGGGAAAGGTTGAGGGGAGGTCATGCGACTACTTTCGGACGGCCTTTCGAGCCGACTTCATCGGCGTCTTGAGCTTGGCCTTGTCGGACGCCTTAGTCGCCTTCTTACCGTGTTGCGCTAACTCGTAAGCCATAAGCTCCTTTCAGGCTGAGATTGAAGGTGGGGCAGCGCCGGGTTGCGACCTGCCCCGCGTGTACCCTGCTTCGCGAGGGGAACCCGAAGGTTCGATCTACGCGGAGTCAGGCACGATTACTTTTTCATGCGCTTGTGACGCCCGCCCTTTTTCCGGCGATTCTCCACGCGACCAAAGCTGATCTCGTTCATTGGGTGTTCTCCTTTCTGCGATTCAAATAGAAAAGGCGCACCCGGTTTCCCAGATGCGCCTCTCTAACTAAGAAGTACGCGATTCCTATGCGGGATGATAGTGCAAGTTACATCCCCTTGTCAAACTAACGGTTTAGTCCACAGCGAGCAGTGAATGACCGTTCGGCAGGTTTTCGATCCACTGCACGCCACCGGTCGGTGTGCCCTGCGAGAAGTTAACGAGCAGTTTGCCGGTGCGCTTTTCGCGCGTCACGGCCTTGATCGCAGCCGCGAGCTTGTCGTTAGGAACGGTTACCGTCGCGGGTTGCTCATCCATCGAGTTCTGAGAGTGGATCGTTTTGGTGGGCCTGCTTCAAATGCTCGTGTTGACGCCATGCACGTTGAACGATGTCCAGAAGTTCTTCGCGGCCCTTATCTGTTGATATAACCACGCCGTCAATGTGAACCGCATCGCGAGAAGCGCTCACCTCAACCTCTCCGGGAGAATTATAGCCGACGTTATAACGCACAACGCGACCGGACATGACCGTCGCGTAATCTCGCCGCTGCCATTTCCCCTTCTGCCAAACAACCTCTGCTTCAAGTACAGGCATTGAATCTCCTTATCGGCTGGTCACCGTCGTGCTGCGAGTCCCATTGTCCTTCGATTTAACGGCAGGCGGGTTCTGGTTGGTGGCCGGCCTGCCGCGCTGCTGCCCTTGCTGCTGGCCCTGCTGCAAGTCTTCCGCGAGCGCGTGGGCCTGCTCCTGTTCCACCATGAACTTGTCGGGCTCGCTCACCGCTGGCTGTCCGTCGCGCATCGGCGGCAACTCGCCCATGTTGAGGCCGAGTCCCTTGCCGATCGTGTTGTTCGACACCCACACCCCCGCTTTCTTTGCCTGGAGCAACGTGAGGTTTCGGCCCACGCGCGAGACGCTGGCCTGCGAGTACGGTTCAATGTCGTAGCTCAACTGCTCGATCATCCACCGGGCGCGCTCCCACTTAGAGTAGATGGACGGTTGCTGGTTGTCCTCGTCGGGCAAGTGCGAGGGGATCAACTCTCCCGGCTGGAAGTCAAACGATTCCTTGATCGCGCCCTCCTCGCCGAGTTCCTGAAACACCTTGCCAGCGGGCCAGAACTGAATCGCCATTGGGTAGAACAGTTCGTCAAACTGCTGGCACGCCACTTCGCCGCCGCGCGCGATGTCCTGCACGACCGGGCCGGCCGCTTCCATGATCTTCTCAATGGAATCGGCGCTGGGGATCTGTTTGGCCTTGGCGACGGCCATCAGGTCCTTGACTACGGCCAACTCGTCCAGTTCTCCCTTGAGCAATCCGATGACTTGAATGATCCACGCGGGAACGTCCCAGAATTGGACGGGTAGCAGCGGCGTGACCGGGTCACCCATGCCGAGCGATGCGGCGATAGTCTGCGCTGGGATGCGCGTGTTGATGCGCGCCATCGCGGTCGCGTCCAACACGTTCGGATCGTACTTGAGCGGGGGCTGCAATCGAACGAGCAAGCTATCAATCACCGCACGCCAGATTTGGTTGATGGCTTTCTGGATCCGCCACGTATCATGGATGATCGAGGTCCCCAGGAAATCCCACGGGTAGTCATCAAAGCGCAGTTGCACACGTGGCACGCGGCCATGCAGGTATGGGCTAGTCCCATCCTTCAGGATGCAGGTGTCCGTCCAGATGACTCGGCGCCGCAAGGGGAACAACCGGGCATCCTCTTCGGTCGCTCGCTTCATGAGCATCTGACCGGACTTTGTGCGAATGCCAGAAGGAATCTCGCTGCCGATGGACGGCACTTTGTATTCCCAACTCGTCCCCGGATCGCCCATCATGATCTCGTGCCCGGTGTTGTTCACGCTCGGGTCCATGATGTAGGTCGTGTACACATCGACCATCGGCATCTCGCGCCCTACCGAGCGCTGCGGGGTTTCCAGCACGCCCATCACGCCATTCGCCTGCCGCGCCGAGCCGCGCACCTTGTCCCACGCGCGCTGAATCCAGCCGGGGAAGTTGCGCGATGGCTCAATCATCCCGGCGAACGCGGGATAGTTGGAGAGCACCAGATGTAGCGGAACCTCTTCGGGGATCGTGACCGCGTAGGCTTTCTGCAGGTCATTATCTTCCGTCATCATGACCGGAAGAACCGACGATGGGCCGCCCGTCTTGCACGAGATCTCACCACGGTTGTAGCCGTAAAAATTCGGATCCCACCACGGTTCGATATAACCGGTGCCCAGCCCGCACGCGTACTGGCAACCTTCCCGATATTTGCGATCTTGCGCCGTCTTTCGCCACCAGATCTGTTTCATCTGGTTCAGCCGCCAGATGGAGTTCTTTGCCTCTTCCTTGTGGGTGACCGCCTGGCCGGTTGGCTTCAGGTTCGAGATCGTCGCCACTAGGTCGCGGAAGTCGCGCTTGATCCGGTTGACCGAAATTGTCGAGTAGCCGGACACGCGCAGCGGAGCGCTGTCGAACGAGAGAATGTCGTAGGCGCGCGGGATCTCCTGCCATGCCGCTTGACATTCCAGGAACGCCCGCCCGGTGTCGCGCAGTTCCTTCAGGCGTCCGAGGGTCAAGTGTTGGATGCCGCGCTTGTCGGCGAGTTGGTCGAGGTAGGAAGGAATCGCGTAATCGGACGGTCCAGGCATCAGGTTCGCTCGTATGTAGCGGCGAAGATATCAGGCTTGCAGGGATAAAACTCTCCCTTGACGCCTTTGATGATCCAGTCACCAGGATTAGCGAGGTGATTCCCCTCTAACGTCTTGATCTCGACGTGGTCGCTGTTGACGAGGCTCCATTCGGAGAACCCACCTAAAAACTGGCGTAGATCCGAGACGTTGGTTCCGTCCCAACACATCGCATCAATCACAACTGGTTTCTTGCGATATTTCATTTGCGAATCCTTTGGCCGTCTCGCCCGCGCCCCTCTTCACGATTGCTCGCGTTCTGACTGAGCGCTTCAAAATGAAAGACGCCCTCGTACTTCTCGCGCGGGCGGTTGTTGTTCGCGTTCATGGCGTGCCGCGCGAAATCCTTCTGCGCGGCGCTCATCGGGGCGACGGTGCGGCCATCGGGGAGCTTACCGCCGTTGGACATGATGTTCCGCAGTTCAGAACGGTTCTGCGATTCGATTTGTTCGGCCATCATCTGCTTGCCGACTTGCGCGCGGCCCCATCGTTCTCTGTGCTCCCGGTCGATCTCGCGCTCCACGCGGCGCTTGTCGGCAGTCTCGCGCAACTCGACGCGCTCGTACTCAACCGGCATGCGGGCGTTCTTGTCTCCCGGTACAGCGAACGTGCCATCGGGTCTGCGCCACACCACGAGGCTATCTAGGTAGTCGCGCGGGCTGAACGCCACGTAGATGCGGCCCGACTCCCCGCCGCACTCGGGGCACGGTTGGCGCTTCTCGCAGTCGCTCATGCTGGCGAACGCCTCAAAGTTGCCATGCTCGGGACACGACCAGTCGTAAAGCGGCATTAGTTGAGCCCCATCTTGTAGGAGGTTTCCAAGTCATCACCGACATCGTAGGTAACGCGACAATAATTCTTGGCGCAACGGACGTGGCAAAACGGGAATCCGAACTCGAACAGTTTATACCATCGATATTTCATGTCTCTTCCTCCCATCCTCCGCTCGCCCCCGGATGCGCTCCGACCGCCTGCCCGGCGAAGAACTCTCGCAACGCCGGACTCGCGCTGCGTGCCGCCTGCTGGGGGCTGATCACGAGCGGCGCGTAGTCGTCGCCTGCCAGGACCTCTCGATACATCGGCGACGCCTCCTGTTCGCGCTGCTGGCGCAGATAACTGACGCTCTGCGCCTTCCCAGTAAGTTCCAGTATATGCAACGAGAGGAAGATAATACCGAGTGCCATGAACCGGTCATCATGCTGCCCCTGTTCTGCGCGGGCTGATTGCATGCCCTCGTCGCGGTGTAGGGCCTGCATCTCGCGCACGAACTCTGGCGAGTTAATGTCCAGGTCGCCATCGCGTAGCGCCTTGATCATGTAATCAATCAGCATCGGCCGCGACCAGCGATTCGTCACAAAGCCGATGCGAACGGCGTCCTTCGGATTCATCTTCTTGCGGTCGTAGCGCACCCATGAGTGGAAGTTCGCCCAGCCCATCTTGCGCATCTCGAGTTGCGTCACTTCGCCGTTAAGCCCGGTCTCAATTGCCATCTTCGGTTGACGCGCGGAGGCTCCCTGGTAGAACAGGCCGACACAATGGCAGATGGCCGCAAAGTCATTGGCGTTCACGTACTCGGAGGCAAACTCGCAAATCTGCCCGTCGACGCGGGTCAGAGATCCTTTACGCAGACCCTCGAGGACAGTCCGATCCTGCCCGATGCCGTCCGAAGTGTCCACGCCGAACCCGTACTCTTCGCCGTATTCCGGCCACTCGAAGATCAGTAGCTTTCCGGTAGGATCGCTCTCCTGCCAGCCCTGCCAGCGCAGCGGAACGAGTTCGTAGGGACCGACTTTGATGATTCGCTTCGTTTTGTCACGGTCGTTCTCGTCGGCCTGGAGGCGCGGCGGGATCAGGTGAATGGGCGCGCGGAACCCGAACACGCCGACCGGCTCGCGGCAGGAGTTGTTGTAATCGTTGATTGTGTCGACATCGAACACGCTCTCGCCAGATGCCGCGAAGGACTCCAGGTCGTCTGAGGCAAACTCTCGCAGGAATCGCGCGAGAATCTTCTTGGCCTGATACTCAGCCCTCATCACTTCCCAGAAGTACATTTGCTCCAGCGGCATCGACCAGTTCTCGGGAAAGTGACGGCGTAATAGATCGTTGGCGTGAATAAACTTCCTGGCCCGCTCGGCGTGCGCGATCGTGACTCCCTGAGGTTTCCAGCCCTGCGCTCTGAGTTTCTCTCGTGCGGCTGAACGGACAGCGTCAGCGTCATCGGTACGCATATCCAGACGAAAGGATCGTTTTAACCAAGTCACTGTGGGGTAGAGGTCTGATGCCACGAACCAAGGAATGAACCCCGGCCTGAATTTGGCCTGCCCTTTCCAGTACAACTTTTTGCAATGGACCCAAGTCTTGTACCACCAGCCGTAGGGACCTTCTCCGGTACTTTCTAGGATCACCAGTTTTCTCGGACTCTCGTGGACGGCGGGAACCAGTCCCGCATCGATCAAATCTTCCGCGTTCAAAAACGTGGCGCACTCCGAAAGATGTACTACGCTGGGCGTGTTACCGCGCCCGATATCATATTTCTGAGAGCCGTGCTGCACGATGAGTTTGGAGTTAAGTTCTCCAAACTCCATGCGCGTACCCATGCGGTCACGCGTCATCGCTGGCTTGAGCCAATACGGAATCCAGTCGTAGAGAGCCTTGAATTTGTCCAACATATCTTTACTGCGCTCTTTGTCGGAAGATCCGCTAAGCGCCGTGATGTTGTCAAAGAAATAGGTCCGGTGGCCGAGCGCGATTTGGGAGTCGGTCGTTATCCCACACTGTCTTCCCTTCAGCCACATCTGCATGATGGCCCAGCCTAAATCTTCCTGCTCGGCGCGAGCATCGTTAACCACGAGCTGCGCCAGATTGGGATTATAATGGATCACCTCGTCATCAGCAGACAAAATTCGAGCGTAACGGGTAGCGAAGTAAAGATAGTCGATTTGGCAAAGGAATTTTTCGTTCTCTCTCCACTTGATCTCGTCTGGGGAGAACTTCATTTTTGGAGCGTTGGGAGCTTCCCCGTACTCCTCTACGTGACGATGACGCTTATCATCAAAGTGAGCAGCGGCCTCGTCGCAAGCTTCTATTGAGTGATACAGAAGCTCGTAGCCCAAGCTCTGGTCGGCAATCTTTAAACCGGCTTCAACTGATCGCCTAGAATACAAAGCGAGTTCCTTTTTGCTCGATACTTGATGACCCGCGCTCTCTGACACTCCTTGCAATTGCGAATACCCGTCTTCGGGGCTAAGTATAAATTGACTCCTGACAGGGGATGGCCGAAGCGGCAATTGGCACCTCGCGGGTACTTACCGGCCATTCCTCTTCTGCTGTTCTCCCGCTGAGTCACCGGCTCAAGATGATACGGGTTCACGCAAGATCGAACTCTGCACAGATGGTCTATGTGTAGACCTTCCGGGATCGGACCACGGAAATGTTCATATGAGAAACGGTGCGCGTATTCGCGTCCAATTCTGGCGTATCCACCCTTAATAACCCCGCCCAGCCAAAGCCAACACCCGCTGTTCGGTTCCGGAGAAACCTTGTCTAAAAATCGGTCGAGTGAACTCATTCGTTTGTCCTCGCCGGTATTGCTCGCAGTTTAGCGGCCATGTCTCTGATCCCAGCTTCAAACGACGGTAGCTCCCGGCCGCTGGGCTCCACCACTTCGGCGTTCGCGCCCGCCTGCGCATTGGCTGACGTGTTCACCTGGACGCTTACCCCACCAGTTCCGGCACGCTTGGCGCCGGCCACTTCCATGAACAGCCGCCGGTCCACGGCACCGATCGGCAGTTGCGCCATCTCCGCCATTGAACTTGCGACGTCATGCGCCCGGTTGGCCACGACCGCGCCGATGACGATCTGCGCCACGTCGAAGTGATAGCGGTGGAGCACGCGCGCCACGGCGCCGAAGATAATCGATCGGTTGGCACCGGAGCGCTCGCACACTTTATCGAGCGAAGGGCTGTCGCCTTTCCCCGGAATGTGTTGCTTGCCCATGAACATTTTGTCCGCGGCCTTCACGAACTTTTTCACGTCCTCTTCGCCGCGCAGCAGTTCCACCAGTCGACGGCGCGCATCGGGCAGCGATTCGAGATCACCCTTGACCAGGCGCGCCAGGCCGTCGATCGAGCCATCGAACACCGGTGGTGGGGGCTTTAGGATAACTTCGGCCTTGGGGATCTGCGCGAGTTGTTTGGACGCCTTGCGCTTATTTGGCATTTGTTTCGCGAGAGCGACGGCCTTCGTTCTTTCTCTTGGACGCGCAAGAATGACATCTACCGCTATGGGTCTTTGTCCGAAACACGGTGCGACCACATCCTTCTATACACTTCGCCTTGACCTTTTCCATCCAAGGTGGGAATGCTGGAGGGAACGGTTCGTTGATCGTCCTCATTTGACTCCGTATTTTTTCAGGATACGGATGATCGTGCCGGGGTTCCAAACCATTCCAGCGCGCGTCGGGAATCCGTGTCGCTCCATCGCCTCTCCAATTGTCCTAAACGGATGGCCCTCTCGCCGCATGCGGATCATCATTTCGAGCCCGTCCTTCTCGTGCGGGTACTCTCCGTACGGGATTTTTCCCTTGTTCATGCGCGCCTTGTGGCGCGCCTCACGCATCCGAGCGATCGCCATCTTGTGGCCTTCCTGGATCGTGAGCGCCACAATGTCATCCACGAACTTGTCGGTCATCTCGCGCAGTCGTTTGCGGAGTTCTTCCATCCAGGTTAGTATTTGCCGCTGTGGGTGATAGCTGAGTTCGCATCCATCCGCGCTTCGCGCAGTTTGCGGATTGCCACGGTGCGGTCAGGACACGGAGGCACGTTCTCGATGATCACTCGCACTGCCTTTGCAAGGGCATCACGGACGGCCACGCCTTTCTGCGTCTGCTCGGCGCTCCAAGGGTGGTAAGTGAAAAGGTCTTCGACGGTCTTGTCAACGTCGGGGCTGACTTCGGTTGCTCGATTGAAATCCATGCTTCCGATGTTGCCATAAAGCGTTGCCATACTCAAGTGGTATCATTCGCGCATGAAGCGGCTGCTGCTCTTTTTCGCACTGTGCGGCGTGCGCCTGTGCGCGCAGCCGAGTCCCTTACCCCAGATTCAGTACGTGACCAGCGCCCCGAGTGGAGCCTGCACGGTTGCCCAGCCGCTGGCGCTCAAGATCGTCGTGCCCACGCTCGCGGCTTGGGATTGCGAGGGGCCTACCATCGGGGGCGCTGGCACATATGCGTTACTAGCTTCTGGAGGAGGCGGTGGCGGCGGTGGAATGATCGGCGATCCCACTGGAGGCGATCCATTCGATGTGCTGTTCGTTGGGCCAACGGGGAATCTGGATCAAGATGATACATTCCAATGGTACCCGGCGGCTAATCCTACGGTGACCGGCATGACTGGACTTCAATTGGGACTCGCGGAGCCGGATTTGTCGTGCTGTGATGGACCGGGGAATTCGCTGAGTGTTACAGCAAATATCGCGAGCGGAAATCTCCAGCAGAACACGGTTGCCGCCTATTCTGACCTGAACGCCGAGTTCATTGTAAGTAGTTTTTATGTGTCAGGTGGGACCGTCACTGCTCCTACTAACATTAGTCAAATTACTCAAATTTCAGACATAGATTATCTCGCTTACTTGAACGGTACGTATTTATACGAGGCATTTTTTAACGTGGAGGCAGGACCTACAAATGGTGGAGAAGTTGGATGGAATGTAGCTGATGCACTGGGGAACTTAACAGGCGGTTTTGACTTGGGTAATTTCGGTGACGATGTGGAATTGACCATTTTCAATCAGAGTATTAGCGGTAGCATGAATGGATTCTCTCCGTTAGGTGTGAATATCTTAGAACTTAATCAAGGAGTTCCAGTCGCCGATGGTGGTTCTTTGGCTCAATTGAATCTCGCAACGCTCAAGATGGGAAGCGCGACCACGGCGCTTCCGAATATCTTTCCTAAAACATCCGCCTCGGCAACCGCGCCGGGTACTGGCGGATGCACTCTTCGTATGGAGGCAGGGACCAACTCCGGTACCGGAAAGCTCGTCGCCTACTGTGGAACGAGCGCAACGGGCGTGACCATCGCCGATAATATTGGGGCATCCTTTTAATGAAAATACTCGCTTACGTGCTCATTTGTTCGATGCTCCTATTCTCCCAGGTCATGCCTCCGGTTAACTCTCCGATGAGCATGTGCCCTGCTGCATCCGCATCTCAGACAGGTTGTTTGGCCAGCGCTGACTGGGTGACGTTCAACGGGAAGCAAGCACCGATCACAACGGGTACGCAAGATCAAATCTTGAATGGCACTCTTGCTCTGACTAGCTTGGTTAACTGTACTGCAAGCGGTGGTGTCTATCAGTACTCAACAACTTCACACACGTTCACTTGTCACGCCCTAGTATCGGCCGACATACCGAATAACGCGGCCAATACTTCCGGCACCGCTGCGAGTCTGTCAGGTACCCCGGCACTTCCAAATGGTACGACCGCAACTACTCAGTCTCAGGCCGATGGAAGCACAAAACTGGCGACCACGTCTTACGTTGACACTGGACTAGCAACCAAGCAAGCATCTCTTGGGTTCACTCCATTCCAGGTTCCCTACGCCACCGCCATCCAACTGACCGGCCAGACTTCCGCAATCACCACGACAACAATTGCCACTCCTGCGGCAGGAATCTACAACGTCTGCGGCTATCTGGTGACCACTACGACAGGCAGCGCTGGTACGGCAGGAGTCACGTTTGGCTGGAACGATGGGACGCAATCTGAGACCGATACGCCGACGAAGCTGACAGCGGTGACATTGACGGCGCTCGGGGAGGGACAAGGCTGCACGTATCTGAAATCGAATGGTTCCGCGATCACTTACGCGGTTGCGCTGACGAGCGTGATTGGAAGCCCGCAGTACAGTTTCTACTCGACAATTCAAAGGATGAATTAAATGAGATTATTTTGTTATTTTCTTTTCGTGATCGCGTCTAACGCCGCTGAGATTTCGATCGTCTACACCGACGATGCAGGGAAGACTCACCCAGCAATTACGATGCAGACGACCGACACCGCGAGCAACGTGTATATGGCGCAGACCAGCGCTCGGCTGACGAGGATGGCGGCGCAGGAAAAGAGGCAGGGCAGTTCTCCACTCGTAGTGCCTAGCAGCATAGAGGCAGCTATCAAGGCGAGTCTCATGCTTATCTGGCCTAAGACGGAGACGGATGAGACTCGTGCGCTCGACGCTCAGATGAAAGAACTGGCGGCCAAGAAACAGGCTATCCTCGATTCCCAGAACAAATGAGCGAATACGACAAGTGGCTCGCTTCCCTCTGTCTGTGGCGCGAGGCCCGAAGTTGCAGCGCAGCCACGCTCACCTGTATCTGGTGGGTGATCCTGAACCGTATGAACGATGCACAACGCCGCTGGCCGCGAACGATCTCCGGCGTGATCGCGCAGCACCTTCAATTCTCTAGTATGACCGCGAAGGGCGACCCGAACATCGTGGCGTGGCCGACCGAACCGACGCCACCACAGCAAGCCGGAGCGGACTGGATAGCATGGCTGACTTGCCAGGCGGTTGCGGAGTGCCCTCTGGGAACCGATCCCACGAACGGCGCTAACTTTTACGAGAGCGAGCCGGAAGATAAACGCCCGCCGTGGGCCACGCCGGATTCCCTTACGATGACGAGCGGCCCGTTCCGTTTCTACAAGCGCTAGTGGACCGCTAGCGCGGTCGGTGGCGATCCAATCGCCTGCAGGATGCAACCGTTGGTGCATTCTCCGCCGACGACCGGAGTCCCTTTGACCAGCAGCGGTAGTATCCCCGGACCAAGGTTGATCGTCGCTCCGGCGCCGTTCGCGAACTGCGCCAGCCACCAGTTGCCCTGCACGTAGGCTGGGACGGTGATGCCTGTTTCGGCGGTCCAGTTCACCGGGCCACCAGTGACAGCGAGCCAGTGATCGGAACCATTCACGTCGGTTGCGCGGGACAGGATAACCGACGTGTCGACATTACAAAGCGCGCCAGAGGCGACGAGGCCCGAGCCACATGTGACAGTAGGCGGGGGCGCGGTGACTGTGATCGTGAACGTCTGCGTGCTCTTGCAGCCGCTTGCGTTGGTGTACGTCGCGATGTAGTTGTTCGCGCCAACGCTGAGAGCGATTCCGTCAAGCTCCCGCGCGGTGGATGCGAAGTTATTCGGCCCAGTCCATCCCCAAGTGCCACCGATGGGCTGCGGCCCGAGGTTCACAACGGTTGTGACGGCTGCGACGGTAGCGGTGGCGAGTTGCTGCCATGTCGCGGTGCCAACTTGGACGTAAGGCACGATTGGTGTGGGAGTGCAAACGGCGCGAGGCACTATCTGTGCGTGCAGGAGCGCGATTGGGGCTAGAAGTAAGGCGAGTCTCATCAGAATAATCCTTGACTCGGGATCAGCGTCGCGTCGCTCGAGCCTGCGTGATCGGTCTATTTTTCATATCGTTATATTGTAGACGCTCACGGCAGATTCTGTGAAGGAATTAAAGTCGGGTCGCTGATGCTCAATGGTTGGAAGTTTGAATCACAGTACAGCGTCCGGTACCAGGCGTTGATATTGTGATGGTCAATGGGCACGGTCACGCCGGATGTCGCGTCGAACACCGGGTCATCCTGCATCCCGTCCGGGTAATATCCGACCTGGATCAGCATGTGGACTGCACTGAATGGCAACGGGCTCGGCGGTGTAAATGTGACCTGATCGAGCGCAGTGTATCCGGGCGGCTGGCTGACGTAGACCCACGTGTAACCGGGCGACGGGCAGAATTCCTGCGTAATCGACGACGGGTTGCCTGCGACGGTTGAGACGCGGGTCGAATACCCATCGCTTGTGTAGAGTAGCGTCGAGCCGCCGGAAATCGGGTTGAGCGGAAACGTAATTGCGCCATACGGCATTTCAGATGCACATACAACTGTACGTTCATTGCCGTAAGTCGCGCTCAAGTGCGCGTCGGTCTGGAAGTACGGCCCCAAGTACGGTTTGTTGTCTTCCGGCTGCAATTCCGTATCCTCGCGCATCACGAGTAACGCATTCGTATGTGCCATTGCGGCCCATGTCTTAGGCGCCGTGTAGGGGCTCATGCCCGCGCCGGTTCCGAATCCGCCGTTGCCTGGCGCGTTCCAGCCGAGGCCAAGCTGAGTGTAGCCAGAGGATGTGTTCTGATACCCGTTGTAGAGCCTGAGCCCACGCACTCCAATCGTCTTCATCGACATCATCTGAGTGAGCGTGGTTTCCGGGCGCCAGTTGAGCCCGTTCTGCGCCGGTCGGTCTGTTGAAGGGTCGAAATAAAACGAGCGCTGATACTGGACCATGTTGCCGCCGCCGATGTAGCCGCCGTAGAACAGCATCGAGCGTGGGGCAAGCTGGTAGGCGCGGGATGCGATCCCGGAAGTGGACTGACTGTAATTTGCGACCTGGTTGACCGAGATATCCGCGCCGGTGTAGTTGGGCGGTCCTTGGGGCACGTAGAGCCACGAGGAGTCCGTGTTCACCGGGTTGCCTTGGTAGCTGTAAACCGTCGATGGCGTGAAGAACAGCGTCCCGAGCATCGAGAACGCTTTCAGTGGATGATTCGGCACCGCGTTAACCAGCGCGTAAAACTGCCCTAACGGATTTGCGCCCCAATTGGGATCGACCGTCAGGTAGAAACCAGATGGGTCAGTTGAGTTATTGTAAGTGCCAGCCGCGGGCGGCGTCCCCCCAGTTGTTCCCGTCCAGGTGATCGTGAGCGTGTTCGCATCCGTGACCACTGGGACGCCGATGAAGTTCAGGTTGGTGTGTGCGCAAGCGAAGCAATAGAGCCGGATCGCGGTTCCGGATGTGACAGCATGGCCGGTCCAGTGGATCGTGCCGGTCGAGCCTGACACCACGATGCTCGTCAGGTTACTGTCCCAGGTCTGTTCCGTCTGGCCTAGGTTCGCCGGGAGCGGTCCGGCGTTCTGCAGCAGCGTCGTCCCCGAGGTGGCTAGTCCGGGGAAGGGGAGGTTCATGGATGCACTGGGATCGCTCGTCGCGTTGATTGTTAAACCATTCCCACACGAGCCTGCCGGTGCCGTCAATGTAGAAGACGACACAGTTGTCAGTAAAAACCATCCGTTCAGGCATGAATTTGTTGTCGCTCCTGTGATTTGAATTGCATTTCCCTGCCCGGTCGCTTGATTGAATGCGGCCAGCGACGTGATGTTCGCCACATTGAACGTGGCCACGCCGCCTGCTGTTGTCGCGCTGATGAAGTTGCCTTGGCCGATCAGCGGATTAGGCTCAAGATAGTTCCCGATAATATTTGAGACTTCGTCATCGGGATAGATCCTCCAGACACGCCCAAGACCGATCAGATACGATACCAGCGTTGCAAGACACGCACGCCGATTATACCCAGTGTTGTTTAATATCGCTGCAAGCGATGTGGCGTTCGATCCCTGCTGGAACCAGACCGGGTACATGTCGTATTCGAGCGTCAGGTTCCAGGTCTGCGCGAATGTCGCCCAGGTGCTCATGGTCGAATCCGGCCACGTCGGGCAGCTGGTCGCGGTCGGGTTGGTAAGATTGGTTTGGTACGTGAACCCAATCGGCAGCGAGTTCACATTTGACCGCATAAGTGCAGGTCCCAGCCACGACGGCGCTTGCGCGGGATTGAACTGATACGCGCTGATCGGATAGAAGGATTGCCCTGGCATGAACGCGTTCGCGAGCACGCCGGATCGGGTGTAGTGCGGGAAGGTAACAGAACCCGCATGAACTTGGACAAAGACGGTCACGGTGGGAAGCGTTACACCCCCCACCGCGCACGCTGTGCAGGCTACATTTACCTTGCACCATCCGGCCATGATCGGCGTCACGTTACCTGACGCATCCACCGAGCAAACGCCAGACACGCCACCGTCGTCCACTTCGGTCCAGGTAAGCCCCGAAGCGTTGCAGGCGGTCGCACTAAAGGTCAAATCCGTATTCTCGATCAGCGTTGCCGCATTACAAAGCGCGGTCGGACTCGCTCCAGCTACTAGATGCATCTCACCGAACTTAGGCATCAACTGCATCGGCGCAGCGCCGTTGGAGAACGTGACTAGCTGATAAATATTCGCAGGGCCGCCGTACTGCACGTAATCCGCGCCCATGGTTTGCCCCGGCACAAATCCGCCTACTGTGTAGTAAGGCGACCGCGTGCGCGACTGGATCGTCATGGTGCCCGAGCCGGTATTGGTGAGCGGTATGGTCGAGCCGCCCGGTGTCGCGGAGAATGACACAGTGTTACCGTCCACGTACTGGATCCAGATCGGGTTAATGTCTACTTCCAGGTTCTTGGCTCCGGATGCTCCGTTGCAAACCGCGGGCAGGTTCACGGTGAACGAGGTACCCGACCCTGATGCCGCTGTGTATTGCCCGTCGCAGTTCGGTTGCCCGGTCACTTGGTTCGTCGATTGGATGTTCTCGATGTTGACTGTTGTGCCGGATGTGACGCCGCATGCAGATGAGCATGTGAACGTCCCGACACCGCCGGCAATCGAGACCGCGACTGTGCCGGCCGCCCATGTCGGGCTTGTCGTCCAGAAGAACTGCGCACCAGCCACAATCGGCGCGGGGCATGCGCCTAAGCAGACCGCTGCGTTGCCGTTCTGAAACGAGTGATTGGTGACCGTGATGTTGTTGCCGCTCACATTCGCGCTGGTGAACGTCTGCGTGACCACGTATGGATCAGCCGCGCCGGTGGTCGGATAAGTTCCCGCCACGATCAGGTGTTGTCCGTTCGGCCAGCAGGAGGTTTTGAGCGCCGGGATCTTCCAGCCTCCCGCCTGCCCGGTGCCGCCATCGAGCCCGCAGAAGTGATAAAGCGGATCGCCGAAGTAATTGGAATTCGACCCGTCTAGGCCGTCGAGCATAAAGTGCGCGCCCGGGCCGTTGGAGAGGACTCCGAATTCGCCGGTGCCCGAAGTCGGCAGCGCATTGACCGTCTGGTTCGACATCCCTTCGAGCCGGACGGTGAAACTCACGGTGGGCGTGGTAGCGAGTAGCGTGTCGAACTGGTAAAACTGGGCGAAGACCGTGTGCGATCCGTCCCCATTGAGCCCCGGCCACCAGGTCGCGCAGAACGGACCGCACCAGGCCGTGCTGAAATCGTTGATGGTCGAGCCGAGGGATGGATTCGAATATCCCGTAGCGACCCGCTGGTAATCCACGAAGTAAATCGCCTTGGTCGCAGTGGGTGCCGTGGAGCACGACGAATTCAACTGCAGGGGCGCCGCAGCCTGAATCAACTGTGAGGCCGTGGGGCTCGAGATCGTACAGGGGCTCGGACTGATGATCGTATAGGTTGCGCTGGCTACGGACGAGTTAGCGAACGCAGCCTCCGTAGCAAGCGCTTTGAGCGTAACCGTGGCCGGAACGCTGACCGTTCCAGACACGGTTGTTCCGTTCGAACACGTTCCTGGAGTGGTAGCGGTCGGCGCAGTTCCATCGCTGGTGTAGCACCCTGTCGATCCCATCGGCAAATTCACGGTCACTGTTTGCGTGCTGGAATAGACCGCGCCCGGTGGGGAGAATGTTGGAGCGCTCAGCGTCCCGTTGATCGTGAAGGCGGCGCTTCCAACTGTGGAATTGCTCCAGCCTGCTTCCGTGGCGATAGAGAAAAGCGTCGACGTCGTGGACACCGCGACCGGCGCCGAATACATAGTGGCCCCAGTACAGACTGTTGGCGTGCAACTGGTGAACGTACCCGTAAAGTTGTACCAGCACGTCGCGCCTGCGGGACAGGTGATCGAGACAGTCTGAGGAAGCGCGAACGACCCTCCGTTTGGCGAGAAGGTCGGGGTGGATAACGCTCCGTTGATCGTGTACAGCGCGCTCGATACCGAACTATTGAGGAACGTTGCCTCGGTTGAAATCGCCTTCAGGGTGAGTGTGGACGAGACGCTGACGGTCCCTGAGACGGTCGTCCCATGTGAACAGGTGCCCGGGGTAGCTGCCGCCGGCGTGCTCCCGTCCGTCGTATAGCATCCTGCCGCCCCGGCCGGCAGGTTTATGGTGATGGTCTGGGTTGGCCCGTAAGATCCAGCGGATGGCGTGAACGTGGGTGCGGGCAGAGCGCCATTGATCGTGTACGCTGCGGTCGCCACCGCGGAATTGGACCAGCCAGCCTCGGTTGCGAGAGCATGAATTGTTTCCGATGTTGCGACAGTCACCGGAGAACTGTACATCGTCGCTGTGGGGCAACTGCTCGCCGTGCATCCGGTGAACGTCCCGGTGAAGTTGTACCAGACAGTCGACCCCGCCGGCCCGCTGATTGTGACGGTTTGGGGACCCGCGTACGTTCCGGTAGCCGGCGAGATCGTCGGGGCTGCGAGCGCTCCGTTGATGACGTAGACCGCATTGGCAACGGCCGAATTGGTGAATCCTACTTTCGTCGCCAGGGCCTTCACCGTAAGACTCGTGGACACAGTGATCGGAGTGGAATAGGTCGTGCCATGAGAGCAAGTGCCGGCCGTGGTGGCGGTAGGAGTACTCCCATCGACGGTGAAGCATCCGGTCGATCCGGAGGGTAGCGAGATCGTGACGGTCTGCGCAGGACCATAAGAGGCCCCAGGCGGAGAAAAGCTCGGTGGTAGTAGCGAGCCGCCGCCGGAGATCAATGGATGCGGGTACGTGTAGGGTGTGTAGTGAATCGCCCATGTGTTTGTGGAGACGCAAGTCGACAGCTGCCCCTGCCCGAATCCATTCGATGATTGATTCCAGTTGCCTTGATCTGTCGCGAAATACCCCACGCCAACCGTGCATGTAGTTGGACGATTCGCAAGTGTCCCGAACCCTACGCCTGATGTGCCGTTGAACGGTGACGTCGGCGACGTGTTTGCCTGCGGACTGCCGTTTGACCCGTCTGTATACCAGTCACGATTAGCAATCGTGCGACCAGTGTCGGTGCCGACGTTGCCATGAAACAACGTGCCGACAGTATTATTCCATTCGTAAATTGGATCGAGCGCTTGGGACAAAGCGCTGGCTGGAGTAGGTGTTCCACCTGAAATATAGTTGCCTTGGCCGCGCCCCCCTTGATCTGCGCACACTGTCGCTCGCAAGATCTGGTAACTATCGCCGCTGTTAAAACTATTGCTTTGCTCCGGAATACTGCCGTTGATGGTAAGCGTATTTCCGGTATTACTTGCGATTTCGGCCCACCATCCCTGAGTTACGTCGTAGACAGAGAATGGCGCGCCGTTCGGAATGAATTGGTTTGTAGTCCAAGACTTCGACGTATCTGTGAGCGTTTGGCCATTGGTCGAGGTAGTACCAGAGTAGTAAACCGTCCCATCATTCGTATCCCAAGCGCTCGACCCGCCGCAAGACCCGAACGAACTATTGTTAAATACTGTGCGGAACACTAAGATCGAAGCGATCTGATTGTAGAACCCTCCACCAGAGACAGCCGCTGTGTTGGCAAAGGTGAATCCAGTACCCGAGCGGTACACTGTTATGGCTTGGCAACCGCCAAAGGATCCGCTAGTGCAGTTAAGCGTGTTGCCATAAACCTCAATCTGCCTGCCGCCTTGCGGCCTTCCATCCGTATCAAGTCCGTGGACGTAAACGAACCCGTTCGAACTGGAGGCGCTGGACTGATTGAACCGGACGGCGATTCGGCAGCCACCAATCGCACCGCCTGCTGGATTATTGTCGCAGTCGCTAAAGCCACCTCCGTTCACTATGCTATTTTCGACATACATCACGTTTGCGCCGCCAAACGAATCCGGTTGCGCCCAAGAATTGTCGCCGAATCCGCCTACGCCTAAGTACGCGGACAGGTTGCCGTTTAACAACGCAACATTGCTGCCAGGCGGAAGACTCGTGTGATCGATCACGCCGACGATATTGTCGGTGCGTATCATCCAATCCGCAGGTGCGCCGTTCCCCGCCTCTGTCCACTGCGTCGTCAGGCCAAAAACAATGTTGTCAATACGCAGATTCGGACATCCACTACTTGTACAGGTACCAGCTGCTTGGAGAGGCGACACTAGCGCTGTCGTAGCGGACTGTGGCTCGATGTCCAGAGTCGAAATCCTGCTTGTCTGCCCGAACGGAATCCCTTGCAGACTGATAACTGCGCCACCCGGGTAGTTGTCGATAAGGACGGTATTGGTCGTACCAGCGCCGAATGTACCGGGCGTGTTGTTGGGAGTGCCATTACCGCTGATCGTGATACCAACCGTGACTACGATGCCGTTCGTCCACGTGCAGGTACCTGCGGGAATTTGGATTATGTCGCCTGCGACAGCGACGTGGGTAGGCCCGTTTACTACCGCGTTTACATCCGCGTAATTGCACGTCGCGGCGGTATAGGTACCAGCAATCGCTGGTATCGCGAGCAACGCCAGAAGCAGCAAATGGGCCTTCATACTGAAGACCCATTATACGCGCTACGTTACTTGTGGACGATAATCAGCTTGGCGCGGACCATCGCGTTGTGCCGGGCGATTTTGGGAAGGACTTGCTTGTCTGCCGAAGTCATGGCCACGGTTTGAAGCGTGGAGAGGAAGTTGGCCACGGCCTGAGCTACGGAAGCTACCACCGACACTATCGCGGCCCCGGTCCCCGGCGGAAGATTCGGGACAACGATCATCGCGAACTCCTGCGTGATCTTGGCCGCTTTGACTGCGGTTGAGTCCGTTGACGCCAATTCGGTCGTAGCGAATTCCACGCCGGTGGTCACTTGGCCGAGGTAGCCGGTGATTAGGGATGCGGTCCCTGGTGGAAGTGTGCCGGTACTCTGAAGAACGCTCACTGCGGCGTCGGCAGCGGTCACCACCAGGTCGAGCGTGGTTGTGACTTGGCTCTGGCTGCATCCAACCTGAAACAGCAGCGCGCCCAAGAGTGTGAATGTTAAGAAAGTTCTGATCACGCGTTTCCTCCCGCTCCATCGAAATACGTTTTCATCTGTGCCCAGTCCAGACCGTTCGGGGCCTTCGCCATCGCGGCATTGAGCGCGTCTTGAGAAATCATCGCGTACAATTCGCCGCCAGCGCTCAAGGGACAGTAGTCACCGATGGCTTCATAGGTGAACGTCCCGAGCATTCCCCACGTGGCGATGGTCACTCCTTTGGCGTTGTATCCAGCCGAAACGATCCAGTGACCGTTCTCAGGATCCGGTTCGCCCGCAACGTCCCACGTGAATCCACTGGCAGCGGGAGCCGGATTGATGTAGGGATCGGGAAGATCCAGCGCGAATCCGACGCCGCCGCCGAACAGCCAGATCGCCGAGCGAAGTTGCACTCGGTTGTTCGGATCGAGCGAAAGATAGCCCGCGATCTTGTGGCTACCATCCGGCAGCAGTCCGTTCGTTCGCCACCACTCGATGGCTACTAGTGGTTCGCACCCTTGGTCGGTGGATGGGTCGGACGGATTGAACTCGCCGCCCGACATGCCGGTGTAGTTGGCGTCCGTCTGGGCGTCGGTGAACATAGTCGGGGCGCCCGAAGCGTTCCCAGTCCACACTCCCGCGAGATGCTGGTTTCCAGCCGGAACGCAGTCCCCAAGCGTGTCGTTCAAATAAATCAGGTCAAGCGCTGGCATCGCTTTGGGTGTGAGATCCAACACAAGCGGAACGCCTGGCAGTTTCTTCGGGATGAAATCAGCGAAGCGCGCCGGAGGCGTGCCAGTAGAATGCCTCCGGCCAAGACAAACGGTTCCGAGAGTCGGATGGGGGATCGAGCGGACCATTAGCGCTTACGCTGCGACGGAGCCGGATCCCAGACGATGCCCAAGCTCGCAGCCGGAGCCGGAGGAGGAGGAACGACCGCATTGACGGTCACGGTGTCCACGCCGGAGATCGACTCGGTGGTAACACCATCGGGCTCGGTCGCGGTTGCACTGAATGTCACGGTCGCGGCATCAGTCGTCAACCCACTCGGAAGGCTCGTGGGAGCGGTGACAATGATTCGGGTGTTCGGACTGGCCGGGTCAGGCACGACGGTAAACGTCGGGTCAGAGAAAGACGCGCTGAGACCGCTCAGGGTGGCCGGCGAAGCGGCTCCAGCGGCGGTGAGTGGCGAAACGGTTCCTCCCCGGGATTCCCCGGGCTGAATAGTTACTGGCATAGATGGTTCTCCTTGGTCCCAGGTTACGGTAAGCCTAGCGGCCCTGGGTGGCGGCTGAATGTCGGCAAGGAGCAGATTGACTCCAGCGGCTATCGCTGCAAGCGTTTTTTGGTCATCCCGCTCCTGATCTTCGAGCCTCTTTACTCTGCGGTTTATTTCTTCGACAAGCTCGTAGATATCCGGCATTGGCTTCGGCTTACGATACCACAGGCGCGATAACGACTCAATGAATTTGAGGCGGACCCTCACTACGATTCATGCGGGACTATCTTGACGTGAGCCATCACTTGCGGAGTTTGGCCATCCAGATTTCCGATTACTCGAACATTCCCCAGCTTATTACCAGTTGGGACCAGGCATTCACCTTGGATCACTGCGATTTCAGGATTTGAGGAACGTATCGTCCAAGATACCGGCTCGTCCACGCGTATTCCAGCGGCGTCCGCAGCAAAGGGATGAAACGGCAACTTGCAGTTGACTGGCAATACGATAGTGGGTATGTCCAGCGCGAACAGCCTCCTGAACCATCTACGTAAGTTCATCGCGGGTTTCTCCGGTCGCGCTCAAGATCTGACTCCCAACCGTCCGATTCCTCGTTGCCCCACGCTTTGCGCTTCTGCTGGTACGGAGTCTCCGGCATGCGCGAGGTGCGGATCACGCCCCAGACGAGGAATAGCATCAGCAGAACGGCTCCGATGCAGACGGCGGTCACGTGCGGACCTCTGCTTTAGCCACTAGCGTTTTGGCAGCATTCAGCAGTTCGGGATAATCCCCGAGGCATTCATCTTGGTGGTTAATGCTCCAGCGCAAGGCGTTCAGCAGTTCGGGGGCGGATTCATGCAGAGCACAGAATGTGAAGCCGGTCTCTGATCCCCACGTGCATTTGCACCCTTTCATCCGGCCACCGCCCAGTAACCGAACAGGCACCCGGCCACGATGCAACCCGCCAGCGCCCAGTTACCGAAATTACGGAGCACGCGACGGCGCTCGGCTTTACGACGCTCGGCTTTACGAAACTCCGCTTGAAGAAACGTTGTAATGTCTTCCATGCCGAGATTCTACCCGAACAGAGATTGACTTGTCAACTCATTTGTGAAACAATTAGAAGCATGAGACTTGCGAGACTACTGAAGCACTGGAGAACAATGAGCGATTTGACGCTCCGTGAGGCGGCTAAACAAATAGGACTTTCCGCTCCGACCTTGTCGCGGGTTGAGCGCGGCCTGGCAATGGACGGCAGAACGCTGGCCGCAATTCTGCGCTGGATGACGGAGGCCGCATGAAGGGCCGCCTGGACTACGAGAAGGATGTTTTCTATCGTCTGTGGCTGTCACCGAAGAACATCAACCTCGCGCACATCAACGCGGATCATGTGGAGGCATGCCGCGTGGCCGGCCGCTCGGTGAACGACGTGGTGCAGGCGATTCTGTTCGGCGAGTCGCTGCGCGAGTTGGCGCATGTCGGTCGGTAGAGTGGTCAAGCCGGGAGTCGCGCTGTTTCAATTCGAGATTTCGAGAACTTTGCTCGGAGTTGCTCTAGAACCGTTAGTGGTGTGGGTCATTCCAGAGGACAATTGGACAGGCGACTGTGATTGCAAAACTCTGTACCGCCTAGACCCCTCCTCTTACAAAGAAGCGCTTGAGTTTTACAAAGCGCAGGGAGCATCCGGGCATTATGTCTGCCTTCACATGGGAAGGTTCATCGAGTAGTCAGTTGCCCACGCAAATATAGTGCACTACGTCCGTAACGGTGCTCGGCCCGGTGATCGTGAACGCCGTCCCTGAAACGTACCCCGCCGCGAGAACCGTCACCTCATTCGCCGCTGTCGTCGCATCGCTCACCGTGCAGTGGTAGGTGGATGCCGACGTGAACCCCGGAGACAGCCCGGTGATGGCCGCCGTGCTCGGGGTGCCGCTCGACAGAGCCACACTACCGGTCACGATCTGCGGGACGCTCAGAATAGTGTGCGAGCAGGCGATAGTCGTCCCACAAGATTGCACGGTGTTCGGTGCGTAGGCGGTCGGCTGCACCACGAGCGCGGTCGGAGGACTTCCCCAGGCGGTGAGCATGTAGGGCAGCGCGGCGACGAGTTGACCAGCCGCCACGTTTGTCAGTGTCCCGTTGATATTCCACTGGAGGGGCAGCGGTCCGATTCCCGTCACGTTCAGCGTGGGCGCCGCTCCGCTCGTCGTCTGCGGAACAAAATATATCCGCATGTTGCGCGTGTACCCGGTGAGCCCGGGCGTGACCGAGCAGGTGTACGAAGTCCCGCTCCCTGACGCGTCGATACAGGTCGCATCCGTTCCATTTTGGTCTGTGGCGCGCGACAAGGCGTAGGCGGTGTCCAGGGCGGGCGTGCAATCGTTTCGCGAGGCGCCCGCGTTGTACGAGCACGTCTGGTTGATGCCGCTCCCCGAATTGAAGTTGAGCGTGGCGCTGGCCGTCCCTGTCGAAGTCCCGCCCACCTGGACCGTCAGCGGACTTCCGCCTCCGCCGCCTCCCATGCTGCACGGAAATCCAGCATCGATTATCGAGGGCGCCGGGGTGGTCGAATATTCGAGGCAGTGGCCGACCGTGAAAGCGCCGTTCAGGAGCGGCGCGATGATGAAATCCGTCCCTGCGATCCCCAGCCGGTAGGCGTTCGCGGTCGTGTCGTAGCCGATCATGCCGCTGTTGGTAGGAGCATACCCTGGCCCGCTCGGGATCGTCAGGAAGCTGGCCGCGGCGAAGTTCTGGCCACCCGTCGAGTACGTGTTGGCCTGATTGTTGTAGACGATCGTGCCTGGTAGATCCGTGGCGCCCAGCGAGCACGGTCCGAAAGTGGTGGCCGACCCGCACGTTCCGATGACCTGGTTCGAGGCCTGCCCGGTCGCCACAACAATCGAAATTGCCGGCGTCGTGGTGTTTGTCGCCACGGAAGCGGTCAGCCAAGCGGGAATTGTGGGAAATGTTACGCGTGTTACAGTTCCTGGTCCTCCACCGCCACCTCCGCCCGACCCGCCGGCCGCCGCCACGTCCCCCAGCGTGTAGGGGGTGGGAATTCCCCCCTGGTCAAACGTGATGTCGACGTGATCGGTGTCCATGGCCGGGTAGAAGAACCAGTAACCATTCCCCGGCGTGAGGGTGAAAGGGTTCGCCAGTGGCGTCATCATGTTGTCGGCGTAGATAGTTTCTTTGGTGATGGTTCCCGCCTGGAACACGGTCACCCTACACGCCGGGTAGCTCGCCTGGACCAGCGTCGTGGGCGAAGACAGCACCCCGCCGACGTTGATCTGCTGGGCACCCTGCTCGCACCAGCCCGAGATGCGGAGTGTCTGCGCGAACGCGGGGCCAGCGCACAGCCAGAACAAAAAGATGAGCCATCTCTTCATGGATGAATTATACGCTTGACACGCAATGGGGAACGTGGCATAAACTGTGGGTGTCCAGCTTGCAACTGGATAGCAACACATCTGAGACGGCGGGACGGTAGGTCAAGGTCCCGGCCCGCCTTCAGACCTTGACGATGAAACCAATTCTACATCCCGACAAACCGCTCACGGACGGCCAAATAATCAGGCTCGCCCAAGCACGCGTGTTCGCCGTTTTGACCCAGGAATGGAAGACCGTCCGCGAGATAGCATCGGAATTGTCGATGCCAAAATATCAGACAGCCCGAGCTCTTCAATCCTTGGAAATACACGGAGAGGTCGACTGGAAATGCTCTCCCAAGTCGAGCTACCGCCGAAAGCTTAAGGGGAGATGAGCGAAAACACACCCAAACTCGACATTGAAGCCGCCTACGCTGAAGCGATGCGCGGAAAAGATGACCCCAAACGAGGATTCATAACTATCCCCGACATTGGCTTTGTTCAACTCGGCCCGCATGAAATGCTGGTCGACGACAAGCCTGCGACCAAAGAGCAGCGTGAAGCGGTCGACAAGTGGCTCACGCAGTACGCCTGCGCGGTCGGAACCGGATGGATGAGGCCACAGTTTGACCCGCGACCCTACGCCGCCGAACATCCGATGGATCTCGAGGTCGAAGACATCACCCCGCGCTCCACCGATGACGATCCTGAGAACGTTGTGGACATCCTTAGGGATCGCATGCGGCGAGCGCTGGCCGGAGAAGATATCGGCCCTACGAGCGGTTTGACGTACGGACAGGCAGTGCCTCCCAAGACTGAGGAGGAAGCTACTCGCGAAATTGCTGTGCTTAATTTCAACCGTGGTGTCGCCCAGGAACGCGAGCGGTGCGCCCGGCTGGTCGAAGCATTGCGCGAACAGTTTGATCCCGCCAACGATTGGGGTTTCGCCATGGTAGAGGAGATCGCCGCGCGCATCAGGAGCGGCGAATGAAACCGCTCGCTATTGATCTCTTCTGCGGGCTGGGCGGGTGGACCGAAGGCTTTCTCGCCGAGGGCTACGATGTGGTCGGCTTCGACATCGAGCGCCGACCGTATCCAGCACAGCTCGTGCTTCAGGACGTGTTGACGTTGCACGGCTCGCAGTTCCGCAACGCAGCGGTGATCGTGGCAAGCCCGCCATGCCAAGCGTACAGCTACCGGGCGATGCCGTGGAAGCGCGCCAAGGCGTTGCCTCCGCCGAGCGACGAACTATTCGAGGCGTGCTTTCGTATTCAGAGAGAGGCGATTGAGGCCACAGCACAAAATTGCTGGGATTGCTTCCCTGTCGTTAACCGTCTAGATTGCCATTCCTGCGGCGGTCGTGGCTGGTTAACGCGGTACATTCCGCTGGTGATCGAGAATGTGTGCGGAGCGCAGAAGTGGGTGGGACGTGCGAAGTGGCACTTTGGCAGTTTCTATCTGTGGGGTGACGTGCCGGCGTTGATGCCTCAGACCATGCACAAGAAACTGGGAGGTGCAGACACTCATCTGTGGGAAAAGACCGGCAAGCACGTTGGAAATTGGTCAACTCTCGCGCTCAGGGGTGTCAAGCAGGTAGGGAGCGGCGAGCATTGGTTTGACAACGGACTGTGCGGCTTATCGTCAAAGGGATTCGATAGAAAAGCCGCATCAGCCCAGATAGCCAAGATCCCTTTCCCGCTGGCGGCGCACATCGCGCGCGTGTTCAAACCGGAGGCCTCTGCGTGAAACCTCCCGTCCACGTCGTCATCCTCGCCGGCTCCTTCCGCGGCCACACCGCGCTCCTCCTCTCCCGATCGGACGGCGGCGCATCGCTCCACCTGCCCGGGTTCATCGTCAACCTGCCCGAGGGCTGGTTTGAGGAGCTGGCCTGGTGAAAAAGCGACGGCCGCCACAAAAATTCCACGGCGGTCCCGTTTCAAAAATCGAGCGTAGAGAACCAAGGCGCGGACTCCGACAATCTGACCCACAACCCCACGGACCAGTCAAAGTCATCCTCAAAAACGGCGTCCCGACCGGATACAAATCAAAAGTAGCGCGCGCCATCCTGCGTGCCGTCGCAGAAGAGAACGAAAACCAAAGACACGACCTCCAGGAGGAGGGTGATTACACCGCCCCTGGCTCTCTCGCGCCGAGCGCCGAGCGCTCGCCAAACCAACCCCCTTACGCCCCTCGCCCAGACCTCAACGCGTCGGACCACGTAGGAAACACACCCGCTTCCTTCACGACAGAGCCGGAATACACCGGAAACTCGTGGACGCAAGCGCAGGGGAACTCGACCTCGTAAGCGGACCCACCGGCGCACCAGCGTACCGGCCGCTGTTCTACGGGGGATTATAGGGGGTTAAGTGTGCTCACCCTCCGAATTCAGTGACCGACAGCCTCGCAAAACGCGCACCCCAAACCCCAGAAAATTCAGGGTCCCAAAAAAAATAAACGTACACCCGCACCGTAAGAGTAAACCCACGAGTCGTTCGACCCTTGGACAATTCAGGACGCGTGACACCGGACAGCCGGCGGACAGCCAGGCCGCGGCGCAAGCGATCAGCCCTGGCGCACGCTCCCCACGCGGGAGGATACCCAGCATCCCCTCGCGCACCGAACGCACACGCGAACCCGCAACGGCCCTGGCGTGGGTGATACAGACGGACTGCGACAATACTGCGACAAACGAGCGGCGACAAGCTGATTACAACGTTACAACGCAACACGTCAAACTATTTCTGTGGATAGTGCTTGACAGATGCCGAGCGATGTGAGAATATCGTGTTGCGATGACGAACGCACAACAGAGAAAAGGAGACAACGCGATGAATAACGAGAATCTAACGAGAATCCGACAAAACCGAGACGGTGAGCACGGGGCGCGCATCCTGGGAAACTCCGTGCCAGAAGTTCGAAGGGCATGAATAGCCATGACTGAGCGGGATTACGTGACATGCAAAGGGCACCTTGCCACTTGGCTGGGTGGCCGGGCTCAGAGTTTATACGAAGGTGCCGAGACGCCGTTCTCCATTCGCGTGCAGATGGAGGCAGTAAAAAGCTTCGAGAGGTCCAAATCGTTGGAGATAGCGCGTGCTGCGCTGTCGTACATCGCCGATCATCCCGGCTGGATGTGTTACGCCCATACTGGGGACGAACACGAGGGAGATTGCGCGGTCGCTACTGCGCGTAAGGCTCTGGCAGAATTGGGGGCCGCATGACGCGCTCCTTCTGGTGGCGACCGCTCAAAGAAATCATCAATCCACGCGCAACGGTAGCGCAAGGCTTTTGGCTGATGTTTTTCGTTGCTCTCGCCGGATTCGTAACTGGGGTCGTCGTGGGGAGCTGCAAATGACGCGCGCCTTCGCGTATTGTCGCTGCTCGGGCCGGGCGCAGATCGAGGGCGACTCGTTTCCCCGGCAGCACACGGCGATCGAGGCCTACGCGGCGGTGAACGGGATAAAGATCGTGCGGTGGTTCGAGGAGCAAGGGGTGAGCGGGAAGACCGAGTGGGATAACCGGCCGGCTTGGGTAGAGATGGTCGGGGCACTCGATGGCGTGCGGATGATTATCGTGGAGCGTTTGGATCGCCTGGCTCGAGATCTGGGGGTGCAGGAGTGGATTGTGCGCGAGCTGCAGAAGCGTGGAGTCACGCTCGTTTCGACCGCGGAGCCGGATTTGGGGAGTGAGGATCCGACGCGGATCTTGTTTCGACAGATCATGGGAGCGATCGCGCAGTTCGATAAAACCATGATTGTGTGTAAGTTACGAGCGGCTCGCGATCGCATTCGGAAGAAAACCGGAAAGTGCGAGGGGCGCAAGGTGTTCGGGTCGCATCCGGATTTCCCGCACGAGCCGGAGGTTTTGGCGTTGATTATGCAGTGGCACGGGGACGGCGGGACGTTTAACGAGATCGCGGGTCGGCTGAACGAGGCGCGGGTGTCGACGCGGGATAGCGGGCGGTGGTTCGGCGCCACCGTGAGCAGAATTGTGAAGAGGGAGCTGGCGAAAGAGCGATGAACTACAAGCAGCAGTCAATGGAACGCGCAGAGAAAGCTATCCGAGAAATCGGGTACGTGGTCGTTCAATGGAAGTCTGGAGCCTTGCGTGGCGAGGTGTGCAATCTCTGGGAAGCTCCCGATGGTTCCTTATTTTCTCTTCCTCAGCCATTGGTGGTGCTCTGCGAAACCGATCAATCTGATCGCGATCTGTACGAGAAAGTCACTGGTGCGGCACGCGATTTCTTGTCCCAAGGGCGCCGCTATTACCGGTTCATGACGGATTAGAGCTTGAATCGACGGCCGTTCGCTGTTAAACTGACATGGTTTCGCGTATACTAAAGGCGTTCGGGGCGAAAACGTCACCTCTGATCCAGGATGGCGCCGAGCGCGGAGCGGGGCTGGAACCACAAGCCCGGCCCTCTCCAGAAAGCTTGTGGCGTGATCCCTCGCGGCGCAGTTCATCTTTTCCGATTAATCCACAGACTTATCCACAAGGGCAGGCTCGGCCTGTGCAACGCCGGCCAGTCATGGATGTCCCGGGAGATCGCAAAGCGTATTCGGGCATCTGTGCGATCCGTAAAACGATGGCTAGCGTGGCTCGTTTCCCAAGGATACGTCGAAGTGATCCGGCGTCCGAACCAGACCAGCATGTACCGAATTATTAAGGATTTGGCCCCACCAATGGCCCCACCAATGGCCCCACCCTTAAAGGAAGAACCTTCGGAAGAACCAAGGGTGAACAAGCCAGCTCGCAAGCCGATGCAAGTGGCGATGCCGGCCGAACACATCACGCTCGCGAGTGGTCGACGTATTCTCAATCCTGTTTGGACGCGTGTTAGGGACGCCATTCGTCAGGCGTACCAGTCCGGGAGGGTTCAGAACGCGCGCAACCGCGACGCTTACTTGGCCGCGATCATTCGCGCAGAATCGAGGACAGCATGACTCGCGCTCAAGAAATACTTGCGAGCCGATTGCTTGATGAGGCCGCGAGGCAGTTTCACGAGCACGGCTGCAATGACATGGATCCTGAGTACTTCGAGGATATTGAGCATGAAGAGATTCAACAATTGGTGGCTGACTACAATGACTGGAGAAGGTCAGGTTGTAACGGCGAAGACTGGGACGACGCCAACATCGCGAACATCGGAGACGATGAGTGGATGGCGTACCTAGCGGATAGAATAGCGTGAAATGAGCTTGCTATTCAGCCGCGGTTCACATCTCTCCGACGTTCCGCCAGACTTCCGCGGCGTTCCGCTGCACGAGTGGCAGATGGCGCAGATCACCGAGCAGGCGAACTCTCGCGAGGTCCGCGCGTTCTGGAGACAGTTCGAGGTTAACGGGCGACCGCCGATTGAGGTGGACGCAAAGACCGGGCGCGACAAGAAAGTCATGTCGCCGAAAGATCTGTACGGCATGAAAGGGGTGCGCGGGTGAAACCGTACTACGAGCACGCGGGAATAACAATCTATCACGGCGATTGCCGAGAAGTGTTGCCAGAACTGCCAACGATTGATCTTGTCTTGACAGATCCGCCTTACGGGATCTCTCACAAGACTTCCCATGGAGCATCCTGGGAGGGAACGATGATTCAGGGCGACTCCGATTGTTCGACACGCGATGAGGTTCTGTGCTTCTTTGCGGGAATCTCCTGGGCCTGTTTTGGAATAAGTTGGAAGCGCCCCGCTCCAATGGGAACACGTGGCGTCCTGATTTGGGACAAAGGACCGGCGCATGGCGCTGGCGACTTGAAATTTCCCTGGAAACCGTCATGGGAAGAGATTTATATCAGCGGGGACGGTTGGCATGGATTCCGTGATGAGGGCGTACTGAGGTTCAGGCCTGTTCCTAGTTGGGAGAGCGGACCAGCGCACAACGGTGCCGGAAGACAACATCCACACGAAAAACCAGTAGCGCTTCTGTCGCATTTGCTTTCCAAGCATTTAGGTGATCTAGTTTGCGATCCATTTGCAGGCAGCGGAACTACACTCTGGGCTGCTAAACGCAATGGCCGTCGGGCCATAGGTATCGAGATCGAGGAACGCTATTGCGAGATCGCGGCCAAGCGGCTGTCGCAGGAAGTTCTGGAGTTCGCATGACCGAGCCGCTGGACGAACTGGACGCGATGATCGCGCAAGGCTGGGGCGACGTGGATCGCGACAAGATTCCGGACGACTGGCGCACCAGGCGTGGGCCCTGCCGAGTGGAGATGGGCAGCAAGCAGCGCGCGAAGATGGGCGGTGCCAAGCCCGGGCCGAAACCACGCGAGGTGCGCGATCGGTTGCACGCCGAAGCGATGGAGCGCAATTTAGGGAGACAGCGCCGCTTGGCAGACGCGCGGTTGGGACGAAAATAGTATTTGACAAACCGTTTGACACGGTCTAGCATAGGTAGTCAATGGCGAATGAAGACAACAGCGAAGGAACAGTCCAGTTGGCATTCCGGGCGCCGCGACAACTAGCGGCGCAGTTGCACGAGCGGGCCAAAATTGAGCAACGCACGCTTTCGAACGTGATCATCCGGCTGCTAACGAAAGTCCTGGGGAAGAAAACCAAATGAACCAAGCGAACGAAGTGGTTTCTGGAACACAGAAGACGCAGGCCGAACTCGAGAAGTACGGCAACTTCGCTTTGTGGAGCGAGCGTGATCTGCACGTAGGATGCGTGATTGGGGATCACTGGATTCCTGGAGATGAAGAGCATGGTAAATGCGTGATCGTCGCAAAGACGACTCGTGAGGAATACGTCAAGAGAAAAACGGAATTCGGGGCAAATCCTCTCCGGCTGATCGTACATACTTCGGCGGAATACTGGTTGGCGGTGGCGGAATGAGCGACAAGCAACTCTCGATCATCGACGCCCCGCAACTCCCCGAGCGCATGACCGTGCTGGAAGTTTTCGCCGGCCTCGCGCGTGATCTGTCTATCCCACTGGAGCGCATCAAGGGCCTGATGGACATGCAGGAGCAGGCCGAGCGGCGCGATGCAGAGAAGCAGTTCATCGCCGCGTTCTCTCGCATGAAGTTCCCGCCGATCAAGAAAACCTCGAAGGCGCACAACTCTAAGTACGCCTCGTTCGATGACATCCAGGAAATCATAAATCCGATTCTGGACAGAGAAGGCTTCACTCTGACGTTTACTTCGGGCGACGTGACTCCGCAGGGCATACCGATCCACGGATTGCTGTCTCACGTCGCGGGCCACTCGCGCGGAGCTGTACTGTACCTGCCGCGCGACAAATCTGGTTCGATGAACGAGATTCAGGGCACCGGAAGCACGACTTCGTACGGCCAGCGCTACGTTGCGAAGATGATGCTCAACCTACGCTTCATCGGTGATGACGATGACGCGGATTCGATCAGTGCGATCAGTGAGGACCAAGTCCGCAACATCGAGTGCCTGATGGACGAATGCAAGCTTTCTCCGACCGCCCGCTCAAAGTTCATGGAGATGATGGGCTGCAAGGTGCTGTCGGACATCCAGCAGGGCGCGTACAAAGTGGCAATCAATTTTCTCGTGGCCAAGCGACGCGCGGTGGAGGAAGCGAAGTAATGCCCTACCATTCAACGCCCTGCATCACCGGAAAGCACTCGCAGTGCCAAGATCTAGTTCCATGAGCACGGCTGTAACGACATGGACCCCGAGTATTTCGAGGACTTAACGGAAGAGGACCTCGCCGAACTGGAAGCTGGTTACAACGCTCGGAACTTGGGTGAAACTGGCGAGACGTGTGGCGATCCGACAGAGGAACGGACGCCGCTCCGCAACATAGGTGACGACATGTGGATGGCGTACCTTGCCGCCGTCGTGGGGAGGAAGTCATGAAGACGCCTCCCGAACTGGACCGGATAACAGACGCCGTCCTCGCGTATCGCCCGAAGGATAAGCAGCCAAAGGGACGGAAGAAAAAGAGAAAACCAAATTCCAAAAAAGGCTAGAGAGAGCTTGATATGCAATGCAATGAGATTCACGTTTTTAAAGGGCCATGCCAACTATGGTACGGGCACGAAGGAGACCATCAGTGGAAGAATCCACAAGCCGAAGGCCCTGCGAGGCTGTTCGATGGCCGAATCCGCCAACCTGACGGAACTTATTCCAAACCCGAGCAACCATGGGACTAAAGTATATAATTCCCATAAAAATGATCACTATCAACATAAATGGGGTGAAGTGACTATGCCTCGGACGGCGGCGCTTCGGTTTTGCGTGGGAGGCAACCAGTTGTACTGTCCGATAAAAACTTACCACAAAGAAACCGACATCGAGATCGACGCGAGGCAAGCCGAGTGAGTACCGTTTTTTTTGATCTTGAGACGGGCGGACTGTTGGCCACGAGTCCAGATATTCAACTCGCTGCCGTGGCTGTAGACGACCAGTGGAACGAATTGGGCACATTCGAAAAAAAGATTCAGTTTGATGAGAGCCAAGCCGACCCAGAGGCTCTGAAGTTGAATCACTACGACCCCGAAGTGTGGAAGCGGGATGGGGTCGCGGAGATTATCGCGGTTGCCTCGTTCTCCAGATTCTTGGAGTCGTACAAGTCGATTGAACTCATCAGCAAAAGAACCGGGCGTCCGTATTCTGTAGCGCGGCTCGCTGGGCACAACGCAGCCGCTTTCGATGGGCCCCGCATCCAGGCGATGTTCTCGCGTCACGGTCAATTCTTGGGGGCTCATCCGCAGGTGATGTGCTCGCTACAGCGGGCATTGTGGTACGCCAGAGAGACCGGAACTAATTTCAAAAGCTTGAAGCTTTCGGAGTTGTGCAAACATTTTGGAATTGAACTGCAAGACGCGCATGATGCTCTGGCCGACGTTCGCGGATCTATCGCAATAGCAAAAGCGATGGGAGTTCGCGCGTGATCTTCCACGATGTTGAACCTCGCTCCCAGGAGTGGTACGCGCTCAGGCTGGGAATCCCGACCTCGTCTGAATTTCACCGTGTGATCACCCCAAAAAAACTGCAACTTTCAAGTCAGGCACCTGGCTACATGTATCGGCTGCTGGCAGAGTACATCACCGGCGAGCAGGTGGAGAACTACCAGAGCGAGTACATGGTGCGTGGCCAGGAGTTGGAGGACAAGGCTATACTCGCCTACGAAATCATGACTGGTTTCGAGACGACGCCCGGGGGATTCATTACGACTGATGACGGGCTGATCGGGTGTTCTCCTGATCGCCTGATCGGCGAGGTAGGGGATCTCGAGATCAAGTGCCCGCTCATCCAAACGCAGGTCGAATACGCTTTGACGGGAACGGTTGGAGACGACTACATGGCGCAACTCCAAGGGCGCATGCTGATCACCGATCGCAAGTGGGTGGACATTTTCTCGTACCACCCGCGGTTATCGATCCAGCCGCTGCGCGTGCACCGCGACGAGAAATTTATAGAGGCACTAAAAACCGTTCTGTCGGCGTTCGTTGGCACGATGCTGCTGGCGCGAGAACAGCTAGAAACCCGCTTCGGTCCGTTCACGCGACCGGAGCCACGCGCGGCGCAGGAGATGGGTGATTTCGGCGTGAGCGATGCGGACGTGGAGATGATTCTCGAAGCGCAGCGGAAGGGAGAGAAATGGTAATCAATTTCAGCGGGGCCGTTCTCAGAAAATTAGAGCGTGACTCGAAGGGTGGAAAGCTACACTTTTCGTCTGACCTCACCACTTCGGTGTCGAAGGCCATGAAGTGGGAGGACCTTCCCGACAGTTGCACCGGAAGCAAGATGGAGGGGTCGATCACTGCGGGATCTATCAATCTCACTCCCAAACAGAAGGATCTTTTCTCCGACAAGGAACTATCGGCCGATTTCCAGACTCTAGCGCATTTTGAAATCGTTCGCCTTGAGTTGGAAAAATCAAAAGGCAAAGGCTTCCGTCGCGAGTTGCGCTTTCAGGTTGTTTTCGTGGCTCCCGACGTATGCGGGTTCGCTGAGTCTTGGTTGATGAGTGTGGGCGCTGGAAAGGCTTCCATGCGGGTCAACGGGACGCTGGTGGAAAAATCCGAGCAGGAATCGGAAGACGGCAAAGTTGTGGAGATCGGCGAGTGAACGTGAGCTTCACCGTCCACGGCACACCGCAGCGGAAGGGCCAGTCGTGGTAGTTACAGGCGTTATTGGCATTGATCCGGGGCCAGAAAGATCCGCGTATGTGTTCTGGGATGGGGAACGTATCGGTTCATTTGGGGAACTAGGAAACGATGCCATGCTCGCTCATCTGCAGCAGACACTAGGGGCTGTCTGCGCTATCGAGCAGATCCGTGGATTTGGAGTTCTAGCCAGCGACAAACTTTTTGACACCTGCCACTGGACCGGAAGATTCCTTCAGCAGTTCGGAGATCACCGGACGTTCATGATCCCGCGTAAGGTCGCGGCTGCGCATGTCTGCGGGCATGGAGGAATCAGCAAAGATTCGTTCGTTCGAGAGGCGTTGATAGCGCGGTTTGGCGGTAAGGATACGGCAATTGGGAGCAAGCGATCGCCCGGACCACTGTACGGTATCAGCGGCCACCTCTGGCCAGCTCTAGCGGTAGCGATCACCTACTGGGAAACGCGGCGAGCCGACAAGAACGGAGTTGACGAGCGTGGCTGAAATCGAAATCCTTGGTTCCCACATGGCGACAATAACGCGTCTGCTGGAAGAACGCAAGCACATCCCGGGAGACATCTGCGAGTTCGGCGTCTATGCCGGGGCCACTACGGTGCAACTGGCTCAGTTGAACCGATTCGTTTGGGCGTTCGATACGTTCCAGGGAATCCCAGCGGAGGATTACATCGAGGGGCTGGATATCGATGCTCCGGGAAAGTTCAAGCCGCAAGCGGAGATCTTCGAAGTGCTGAGTGGCTACCCCAACGTCATGCCGGTCGTCGGCCGCTTCGAAGAAACCTTGCGAGACATCAAGAATGCCCGCGTGGTCCTGGCGTACTTGGATTGCGACCTGTACCTGTCTGCGAAGTGTGCGCTGGATTGGCTGTCCCACCATTTGGTGAACGGTGGCGTCGTTGTCTTGGACGATTACGAGACGCATCCGGGAATTCAGCGGGCGGTTGACGGCTTCATGTCGACTCACATCGGATGCACTCCGCAAGCTCTGTTCGACGGATCGGAAGTTATCTACTGGGGGAGCATATGATAGTGGAATCTTTGGAGCCTCGAATAATCGGCAGCGTCGTAGATCTGCCTGAATTTGAATACGGATCCAACCAGAGGACTATCCCCGCAAGAGTGAAGCGCGTGGCAACGGAGCAAGAATATATCGACGATTGCCTTGCTGACCCTCGGTTACCCGAAGACTCTCGCAGATTTATGGTCGTAAAAAACGAGCCTAATCGTTGGTGGTACGAGGTGGAAGTAGATTGAGCTCAAAGGCACTTCAGCACCTCGCCGCGTTCGAGCCGCGCAAGGCGCTTCCAATCCTTCGCCGCGAAGCCGATAAGTCGCCCACATACGGAGCGCTGGTCAACTACGCCGCGGCGCAACGCGGGGTGGGGCGGATCCTCGAAGCGAAGGAAACGCTTCATCGGGCGATGTCGCTGGATCTGTCGCGCCCAGAAGCGTGGTCCAACCTCGGGCAGATCTCCGAGGACCTAGGAGAGTTTGATAAGGCGCCGCCATACTTTCAGCGTGCGCTAGAGTGCATCGAAAAATCAGGCGTTCCGGTTTCCTCTGCAGGGGAACCGCTGCTGGGCTTCGCATACTCCTTGATGCGATTGGGGCAGTTTCAATTCGTCTGGCCCATCTGGGAAGCTGCCCGTTTGAACAAGACTTGGACGCCGTTTCAGGGATTGCACGCGTGGAAGGGAGAGCCGGACGCTCGGTTGCTCGTGCTGCCGGAGGGTGGGTTCGGCGATGGGTTCAACTTTTTGCGGTGGATCGAGTGGTTGCCTGCCGCACAGATTACGATTCTGGTGTGGGATAGCATGTTCGAATATACCAGCCATGTTTTCAGGAGGAGGTTGTCTACCGGTGACACGCTCCCTAGAGTTCTACCGATTTCACATAAGTTCAAGTACGACGAACTCGCCCAGTACACGCACTGCACTCCATACCTTTCTCTGATGGTCCACAGCATGAAGACGTGGGCCGACATCCCGCCTCCTCTCGACTGGGAACCGCGCGGCCGGCTCGTGGCGCCGCCCAATGATTGGATCGGTTTCTGCTGGCGGGCCGAAGAGAACGGAGTCATGCGCCAGATCCGCTCGCTGGACAGGCTCACCGCTAGCCGGGTGGGCAAACACCTCGCGGCCAACTGCGAGCGCGTCGTCGGGCTAGTCCCATCGGGAAAGCACATGCACCGGGAGGGCGTCTCCCAAGCTCCCCGCGGAGTGACGCAAGACGACTCGCTGCTCGTGGACTGGGAGCACACCGCGCTCACCATGTTGAAGTGCCGACTGATCGTGACCGTCGATACTGCTATTGCGCACTTGGCAGCGAGCCTGGGAATCCCGACGCTGATCCTACTGCCGCTGCGGTCCGACTGGAAATTCGGGCTTCCACCCGCCACCACGACCGCGTTCTACGGGCGCAACGTGAAGCTATACCGGAGCCTCAGCCCGACAGATTGGGATGTGGCCGAGATCTGCAAAGCTATTGACGGGATGTGATGTTGCTACGATTGCGGTGTGGATCTTCGGGTTGCAAAGCGCGATTGGGCTTATACCGTAGCCCGTCCAGGGGTTCTCAGACGCCAGTTGAAGGGGAAAGGCATTGTTGATGTGCCGATGTTAGCGAGCGAAAAGGCCAAAATGTTCTCAAACGAGTTCCGCGAGATCGTCGCGGAGTGGCCTTCCGAGCGGATCGCGGGGCTGGAAGAAAAGGTCAAGTTGCCGCGATCGCGAGTAGTCGCGCTGCTCGGGATCGGTATGTCGGCCTTCGGGTCACTGTGCAAGGGGGCGTTCACTCCGGGTCCGGCGCTGTGTCGGCGCATGGCTCAACTGGAGGACATGGCAGAGCGTGGCGAGTTGCACGCGACGTACATCCCGGATAAGACGGACATGCAGCGGAGGATGTGCCTGTTCCGCGCTTGGTTCTTCGAACAACCTCCGCGCAAGGATTTCCCGCTCGTGACGGTCGCAATCAAAGTGCGCTGGAGCAAGTCCCGCTACCACGAGGTCACGATTCCCGTTGAGCACCTGCCCGCACTTCGTTTGACCCGCTGGGAAGGCCTGCTGCAAGTCGTCAAGGCTGTGACGATGGCTGTGCGCGGTTTGGCGCGCGGCAACGCGCGGCTACTTTGGAAGGAAATTGACAACGAGTACTGGACCCGCTACGCACGCGAAACGCTGCCGGGAATTGTGGAGGAGCGCGCCAAGGCCGCGGAGAACTTGAGGAGAAAGCGGTGAGGAAAGCAGAGGAATTGAGCAATCCCAACAGTTGCATTAACCGCGCATATTCCACGGAGATGACTTTTGTTCTGCTGGCGCGCGATGTAGCGGCTCCCGGGACCATCCGTGAATGGTGCAGACTTCGCTGTCTACACGGCAAGAACATTCCAAGCGACGATCAAATTAAAGAGGCGCTGGCCTGTGCAGACGCGATGGAATCGGATCGAAAGGTCTTTGAAATAACAAGGAGTAACACTTGAGTTTCGAAACAAAGAAGGTATACCGGGCCGTGGACGGTAACGAGATCAAAAAGATCATGTCACAGCGCGTGCTCGCTTGCATGATGGAGGACAATGCGCTAAACATGGCACGCGCGTTCCCGCTGATTCGCTATCAGGTGTCTGTGAAGCTCACGCCCTACCACGCGGCCGGCGCAGGTGAACCGAAACCTGATCCGGACATCACGTACGAGATCGACGGCGCGGTGTACTGCCCAGTGATGGAGCAAGCGGTTGAGTTGGTCGAGAATTCACCCTTGTACGGGCGCGAGGCGGATCCCCAGGACCTTAGGCGACTGGCCGAACAAGGCACCGTGGAGACGATGCGCACCCCAACCGGCGAGCTGGTAGACGTTCGTACGAAGCCGGGGAGCCGAACAGAACCGGCTGTGGAGCCGCCCGCCGTGGTGATCGCTGAACCGCAAGCGTGGGCGGATGGCAAGGCACCAGGAGCGGTCATCGAATCTACAGAGGAAACCGAGCGCGCGGAGGCCCAGCGCTGGCAGCAGAGCAAGACCGATGAGGCGGTTGACTTGGCGACCGAGAAGCGGGATCCGACCATTGCTCCCGGGAGGGTTTCGGTCATCAAGAGTGTGTTACAAGGCGGAGGTTCCGATCACGGCCACCACAAAAAACGATGACTCTCCTTGAACTGCACGCCGACAATCGCGAGTTGATCATCGAGTTGCACGATTGCCGGATCGCGCTGGAGTCCATCGCGCAATCGCTCCTGCGCCTCACGGAGATCCCCGCAGCGCCCTCCGGTCCAGAAAAACCGCTCGGTCCCGAGGCAGTGTCAAGTTACGCGAACGCGCTGCTGGAGATGGAAGGCGAGGAGTCGGACGTGCTGCGCGCCCGCTTGCGAGCAATGGGGTTCACCGACGAGCAGATCGAGCGGGAGATCGTGGCAATGTTCACGGCGGGGAACAGCGGAGAGGAGAGCACCGAATGAGAGGGGAATTATATACTTGACTACCTTATTGACAAATCCCGAAGAAGGAGAAACATCATGATGAGATTGCAACTTGAAGTAACTAAAGTGGACCACGCTAACCATCGCGTGCATACCAAAGCAGTCACACCAGCGCCGGTCTATCAACTCTCAAAAAGAGCGGTTGAGACGTTCGAGATCGGGCAAATCCTGGAAGCCATTGTTCAACTTCCATTTCAGGACCCGATTAATGAAAGTTGTGAAATTGGACTTGGCGTTGACTTCTGGGATTCCTCCTTGCCACGCTGTTGGAACCCCGTCTCAAATCCTCCACCGCTTGGGCAGCCGGTCGAAGTAGCGCTATTTTCGGATGGGAAACCTTGTCTTCCTCCGCACCGTTTCACCGCTTGGGTGGTGCGGCCTGCTAAGCCTCGATTCCCTGCAACGCCATATGGTCTTTCTTGGTATCGCGAGAGTAACGTAGAAGCTAAGGAGGTCACGGATGGCTGGTGCTGGTTCGGTCCGAAAGGACCGTGGCATTATCCGGTCTACAATCAGGACGCATACGAAACTAAACAACTTCGCGGTGTTTGGTACAAGAGAATGCCTGGGCGTGAGTGGGAATCGCTCGATTACGAAATACACGAAGCTCAACACAAGGCCCGCAGTGACGGCCAGCCTCACGTTATCCAGCACTACGGCTACGTGAGCAACGATGGCGAATTCATCCCGTACAAACGCGTAGCGGAGTGCAGTAGCACAGTTTGAAATGGAGCGCCTGCGAAGGTAGTCAAGTATATAATTTCCAATGAGAGGATCCTACGGCATTCTCGGCAGTGCTGCTAAAATCGATGATTTTTGCGATAGATTGCTAACGACTCTCAACCAAATCGCCAGACAAAATCCCTACGCCAATAATCGGACACTCGGGGTAGCCTTTGAATACGCCAAGGGTATTCACAAAGAGATCTACCAGATAAGGGATTGCTGCGAAAATGCGTTGTCAAATCTCGGCGGCATCGAATCTCCGGACATCGTGGATATCACACATAGCGGCACACCGGGCGAAGCTGACACGACCTGCAGTACCACGCCTGCGAGTCTACCGGAACGAACGCCCCTTGCTCTATCGCCTGGAGAGCAGCCTTCACTCTCGACTCAGCAGCAGCGAGCATCCCACCCTCAAACTCCACCGTCTGACGAACGTAAGCGAGTTCCTTAGCCTCGATCAGGTAATCGACCGTGGCTTCGCTGGGCGGCGTACCGTCCATCTGTTCCAAAGCCAGCGCTTGGATAGCCAGCGACAGGTCGCGCGAAGCCTCGCCTTCCTCTGGGCGCCGGGCCCGAACCTTCGTCGCACGTGTGCCGGTCGGCTCCTCAATCTCGATGATGCCGGTAACCGAGTGCTCGCCGATGACCAACTCGAAGGGCCGGGAGAGCGCCGCTGGTTGGATCTTCGGCGCCACGACCGCCCGGTGCATCAGGTACACCCGCTGGGCACTGAGCATCACGGTTTCAAAGATGCGCCGGTTCCCGGCCGCGGCCTCGGCGTCCGTCAGGTAGACATCGCCCGCCAGATGGGCACGCACGGCGGATTCCAGCCCCCTGCGCGCGTCCGGCGTTGCGAGCAGCGCTCCGGTGTCCATCTTGGACTGGAGGTCCGCTTGGATGGCCCGGCGCACGGCACGGCTGACGCATTGGCGCGTGGTGGGAGGCAGCGGTACGCCCTCGGAGGCCAGGCGGTACAGTTCTCCGCATCGGTAGAACCGGGCGAGAGCGGAGGCGGTGATTGTCACTGCGACGGTCTTGTAGTGATCCCGGTCAACCTAGCTGCCAGATTAGCCGCCGCTTCACCATTGCCGGAAACAATCAAATCGGCGATCTTTGACTTGGAAATGGCTGACACCGTGCGCCAAGCGGTACTTTGCATAGCTAGACCGCCCAATGCTGCCGCGCTCGCTGTACCCCAGACGTCGCTACCTTCCCGGTGGGCTTCGCCGCCACCGAGCGCCGCACCCATCAGGAATCGTGCCGCAAAGCCGGTGTTGCGCGCGAAGTGCAGCTTTCCGATGTCGCTTCGCACGTTCCGCTGCATCAGTTCCGCGACCGAGCGGAACAAGTGATATTCATTGTTCAATGCGGCAACAGTCGCGTGCTGGCTATTCAACTGACCGCGAATCGCGTCCGCTGTAGCCTTCCTGACCCAAGCTCCCGCTTGGGCTGATTGGTCGGCAGTCAAACCGTTTGAGTAGACATACTTATCGAGGGCCTTGCGAACCTCCTGCACAGTCGAGGGAGAAGCGTCTCCGAGGTACGGGCCGAGAGAATCCTGAATGTACTTCATTTTCTCGAGGCCGGCATTGAACACCGCCTCGTCTTTGATCGTTCCGGCCTTCGTGAAGGCGTTGCGATCGATCCAGTCACTCAGATCGTTATAGATTGGCGCGAGCTTCGTCTTCACAATCGGATCTAGTCTGGCATACTCGTTTTCCAGTTGTTTTCCGAGTTGATCGGATCGGGCTGTAAGTTTGTCGGCCAATCCTTCCTTCGTAAGCGCCGCAGCAGATCGATAGCCACGACTCACGATGTCCAACATATGTTCTTCGGCTACTTCCTTCGCTTTGTTTCCGAGCGGATGAAGAACCTTTCCATATTGGGAAAGCGCCCACTTCTTCAGAACTCCGGCAAAGTTCGGAGCCAAAGCCTCGAATGCTGCGCCAACCGGAGCGGCAATAGCTCCGGACTTTGCGCCCTCCTGCAAACTTCCAGTCTGGGCGGATGTCTTGAGTCCGACATCTACGCCAGTACGGCCCGCTGCGACGAGAGCTTTTCCCAGTCTTCCTGCCGTCGCTCCGGCCTTCACTTCGGGAAGGACTGGAACAAAGAATTCGCCTATCTGTTCTGCTCCATAGCCCGCTTCCTGCGAAGCGTTGGACGGTTTTAGAAACGACTCAACCCTTTGACGCCCCTCCGCTTCTTCTTTCTTGGCTCGTTCTGGCCTGAAGCGATCAAAGAAGTCGCCGCCTGAGATTGTCCGACCGACATCTGATAGCCCGATTGCGGTGTGGCCCAACCCTTTCGCCATGCCGATGCCGGTTTCAAGCATCCGACGGCCGAATCCCATCTCGGGAGCGTTGGGTTTGTCTGCGGTCTTTGGAGCGTCAGCCAACGCATCACCGAAACGGTTTACCGTCCCGGTAGCGGCCTCCGGTTCATCCCCGAATCTGTTGGGCATTACTTGCTCTTGGTGTACGTTTTGCCGTCCTGGGAGTCGATGTACTTGGCACCCTTCGGAAGTGCATCATAATCAGCCTTTGTGTTGACGGTTTTAACCCCGGCTGGCCGCTGCACTCCGGCATCAGGGCTCGCTGAGGGATTCATGCCCTGCTCGCCGTATGGACCCATCTGATGTAGCAAACTGGCTTTCTTGCGCTCCACGAACGGCATGACGATATCCTGAATCGCCGAGCGAAACGCTTCAGGACTCAGATTCGCGTCCGTCATGCTGAAGCCCATCTCCCGCGACATATCTGTCGCCGATCCATAGCCTAGAGCACCGGACAGTTCATCGGCGAACGCGGTGCGAGCTGTGGCGAAGTTCGAATACTTTTTGTTTCCAATTGCGATCCCGCCCGGGATGACCGCCTTGTTGAGCAGCGTGGAGCCGGTTCGCGTGGCAGCATCGGACGCCTTCAATAGATCGTCCACACCCATCTTGACGTTATCCAGGGAAGCGAGTTGCTGTTGGACACGCGGGTTGCTGGCCAACTTGTAGCCCATCTCAAAGGTCGCTGGGTTGAACGCCGGGTTCAACTGCGTAGCCTTGTCGTAGATGTCCATTTTTTTATTCGTGTCGCGACTGTAGGCAGTGAGCGAGCGGAACTCCTGCATGGTCAGCCGGCCGTACGCGAGATCTTGAGCGATGCGGTATTCGCGGGTGCCAGGATTGATTTCTTTGGGAGTAGTACTGCGCTCCTCGCGCTCTTTACGGATTCGCTCACGCGTGGATTCCAGCGTTGCCTCGCGCAGCGCTTTGGTATCGGGAGATTCTTCGCCCTGCTTGCCTTCAGCCAGCGCCTTCTGTTCTTCGGACGCTGTTAGCTTCCGTTCAGTCGGGATGTTATGACGTTCCTTGTAAGCGTCGAATGCCCGCTGGTCATCCTTGGCCTTCTCGCTGCTGGCTGGCGGTTTGGACTCCTTTTCATACTCCTCGACCGTCGCCAGGCGTCCCATCGCAGGAGTCGCTAGCGGTTGAGACGGTTTATTTGGGTCCCCTGTCGGAATCAGTAGAATATTCGGATCTTTCTGGCTGATGACACCATAAATCTTCTGACCGTTGGGCATTATCATCACGCCGCGCTCGGGCTTGCGATCCGCTGGCGCTCCTTTGCCGATACGGTACTGAGCTTCCTCTTCGGTGATATTTCCAGCGTCTCGCGCCTTTAGAGTTTCTGAAATGTACTGCTGATCCTGCTGCCGCTCAATTTGGCGCTGGAGGATGTCGACCTTTTTCTTAGCCTCGTACTCACGAGTGGACTTCTCGATTTCGAGCGCGTTCTTCCGCTTCTCCTCGCGGTCGCGCATCGCCTCCTGCTCTTCAGTCGAGCGGAATGGGCCGCCGGAACCTTCGGACGCCGCGGGCTTCTTTGGCGCGTTCGGATCGGGGCT